AAAGGCAGGACACGATGTTCAAGTTATATGTGGGCCTACGGATATTCCTACAGCCACTACTCCTGGTGCTTTTCTTAATTTTGGTGGCACCAATATATACAAGTCTGTACAAGTTGAGCAAATGGGCCGTTTATTTTGTGACGGATCCGTTAAGCCCGGCGATCACTTTATCTTTACTGATGCTTGGCACCCTGGCATAATTAATTTAAAATACATGAGTGAGTTACTGAATATTCCAGTAACTACACATGGTTTATGGCATGCTGGCAGTTATGATCCACAAGACTTTTTAGGAAGACTAGTCGGAGATAAGCCTTGGGTCAGGCATGCGGAGAAAAGTTTTTATAACTGTTTCGATCACAACTACTTTGCTACAGACTTTCACATTCGTATGTTTTACGAAAACTTGATCAAACCAGATCCAGATCGCAAAGCATCTATGTATAAGACTGTAATCGAAGATACCGTATTCAACAACAAAGTTGTACGTACAGGTTGGCCTATGGAGTATATGGAAGATACATTACTAATGTATAAGAATATGCCCAAGCGTGATCTTATTTTATTCCCGCATCGCATCGCACCTGAAAAGCAAGTTGAAATTTTTAGAGACTTGGCTAGACATTTACCACAGTATGAGTTTGTAGTGTGTCAGGATCAACAGCTAACAAAAAATGAATATCATAATTTATTAGGCGAAGCAAAGATTGTGTTTAGTGCTAACTTACAAGAAACTTTAGGCATTAGTTGCTATGAAGGTGCGGTAGTTGACGCTATTCCTATGGTTCCGGATAGATTAAGTTATACAGAAATGTATTACGATACATTCAAGTATCCAAGCGAATGGACTGAGAGCTATGAAGTTTATGATTCGACCAGGCCTGCTATTTGTAATAAAATAATACAATACATGGATCATTACGAACAATTTATACCGCAAGTTCGAAAACAAGCAAAGGATTTACATGACTACTTCTTTAGCGCCAGAGGATTACTTGACAACCTTAAATAGTTCTGGAACAGATACTATTACTATTTCTAATGGTAGTACTAGTTACTATAATATCGGCGGCACTAGTTCTAGTCCTACGTTTACTTTAAACAATACCGGAACTATTTCTGTCGGTTCTATTGGTGCTACTATTAGTACCATTAATGTTACAGGTGCAGGGTCTGGTTGGACTTGGCAAGATCCTGTAGAATTTGTAGATTCGTTTCCAGATTTTAATCGTATTCAAAAAATGTGCGAGGAATATCCAGGTTTAAAAATAGCATACGAAAAATTTGTAACAACATATAAACTAGTGAAAGACCACTATGACACTCCAGAAGATCAGAGACCAATTTCTTAATTGGCTAGAACGCAACGACCGTAAACGTGTTATTATGGATCGTGTTGAAAACGAACCATATCTAGAACGCTATTACATCTTTTTAAAAGATCGTAAGAGTTTTCCGTTTAATGTATTCTTACATAAGTTCCTAAAGGGAGATCCAGACGATGTTCATGATCACCCATGGCCTTATGCTACATTAATTTTAAAAGGAGGCTACTACGAATGGGTGCCTGTCTTTAATACACTAGGTGAAAAAATTAATGAAATTCGATATTGGCGTGGCCCGGGGCATTTCCGTATTTGTAAACCAACGAGCTATCATCGAATTGAACTAGCAGAAGGTGTAACAGCTTGGACATTGTTCATGCCTGGTCCTCAAACTCGTGAATGGGGTTTCCTTGTAAAGAACAAATGGATTCACAACGACAATTACTTAACTAGTAGAAAGAATGGCGTATTTTCCAACATCAACAGGTAATGCAGGTCAAGTATTAACAGTATCCGGTGCTAACGGATCAAGTTATGCAACAACAACTGCATGGGCAAATCCAAATACCAATTTTAATGATGGTACTAATGCTGTGATGACTATTCCCCACGGTGGTAAAACTGTGGAAATAGCCAAAGCGGCAACATTAGATGTTAAAGGTACTGTAAAAATAAACGGAGTTGACTTGGAAGAACGGTTAACCACAATCGAAACACTCTTGCAAATTCCAACAAGAGATGTTACAATGGAAGCTAAACATCCAAAGCTCAAAGCATTATATGAAGAATATATGCATGAATTGGAAAAATATAAAACATGGCATCGAATTAAAGGAGATAATGATGGAACTACATGAATCAATTAAAGATACCTATAAAGAAATGGTTATCAAAGAACACGCAGGCTTTAGACTTACTCTAAAGAAACACGAAGTACTAAGCCCTAAAGGTTTGTTTAGTGTTGACATGGTTCAAGAGTCGTTAAAAGACGGCGAAGTAGTTGACTCACAAACTTATAATTTCTTTATGACTAAAGAAGAAATGCAAACTCTAGCATACGGTTTAACTGCATGAAGAAAGTTTACTACAGTTGGAAAGATGTTCAAGGTGCTTGTCTAGAAATCGCTAGACAAATTAACACCGGCGACTGGCGTCCAGATTACATTGTAGGCATTACCCGTGGCGGATTAGTACCTGCTGTACTGTTAAGTCAGTATTTAGGTATTCCTATGAAATCGTTAGATGTTAGTTTACGAGATGGCGGCGATACTGTAAGTAACTGTGGTATGGCCGATGACGCTTATGAAGGCAAGAAGATCCTTGTTGTTGATGACATTAACGATCAAGGATCGACTATTGCATGGATTAAAAAGGATTGGCGGGATATTTGTCATCCTAGTGCAATTCGCTGGGATACTACATTCCACTATAATGTAAGATTTGCTACGCTTACAAGCAATCTTGCTAGCAAAGAAATTGTTGACTATTCCGTATGGGAAGTTAACAAAGCAGAAGAAGATTGCTGGTTAGTTTATCCTTGGGAGGATTTTTGGTTATGACATCGGCATTGATTAAACTTATTTTAGGAATTACACTAATTGTAATTGCAGTAGTACTCGGTCCTATTGTTGGTATTTGGAGTTTGAATACATTGTTTCCAGTGTTGCATATTCCGTATACTTTAGAAACATGGGCGGCTTACTTTTTATTGCTAGGCAGTATTACTGGATTACGATTTGGTTCTAGAAAATGACATTAACTGTAAAAGAGATTAACGAAAAAATTGAACAAGTTCAGCGAGATCTCGAAAAAGTTCGAGGGCAACCGGACGGTTCTCGTAAAGCAGAAATGCTGGAACAGTATATCGATTATTTAAAAGACGAGCTGAAAGAGGCATCACGTGGTAACAGAACTTGAAAAGGCACTTAATGACAAAACCGCACCTTGGACCGAAATTGAATATCGAACAAAAGACTTCTGGGTTTTCAGAGATGCATATCCAGTTACCGAAGGGCATTTGCTTTTTGTGCCTACCTTCAAAAAATCTGAAAACTTATATGAGTGCTTCAGAGCCGCTTACAAATTCGGATATGAAGGTGTCGAATCGGAAAAATGGGAAGGCTTTAACATCGGACAAAATGTCGGCGAAGTTGCTGGTCAGACAGTAATGTATCCGCATGTTCATATGATACCCCGCAGGAATGGAGATATGGAAGATCCAAGAGGCGGGGTTCGTCATGTTATACCAGAAAAAGGAAATTATAAAAATGACTTGGGAAAATAGAATTAAACATCTTGAAGAAGGTCATACTGCACTTGATAAACAAATCGATAACTTAGAAAAGAACGGTTTGTATGAAGATTTGCATTTAGAAGAATTAAAAAAGAAACGCTTGCATCTTAAAGACCAAATTGAGAAGTTAAAACGAGAACACGATTTAGCTGAATATCAAAAGCAAGCTCAAGATTTATGGTCAGATTCCTGTACTACACCTCGGGCCAAATGAAAAAACATCATAAAGTAGGCACGCTTGAAGCCAAAGAAGAAGGCCGTGTACATGTTGTAAGATTGCACTGGGATGGTCAAGGACAGTTTTGGTGGAACGAAGCGTGTGCCGATGTTCTCGAAGTTTTTGGATTACCCGGTGAAAGATTTACAAGTCATCCAACAATGGATGCAATGGATTTTCATTTTAAATCAAAAAAGGATGCAGAGTTATGCAAAATACTTCTTTCAGAGAAGCTTTAGACTTTTATTCAGTACTTGTATTGGGAATTATCGGATTTGTGTTTGCCATTTATTGGAACTACTCACATCCTCACATGGTTGTTAGATACGATTGCTCAATTGCAGAAATAAGCCCGGACTATCCGCCAGCAGTTAAAGAAGGATGTCGCAAACTTCGAGCAGAAAATATCTTGCAAAAACCTAAATAAACCTATATAATATAAACATAGGAGTAATAATGACTGAATCCAGAACATATAATATAGACGCAGACGAAGGCAGACCGTTGCACGTAGCCATTCGTGAGCAAATGAAAAAACAAGGTCAACGCTTTTGGGCTGGTGACAATATCAGTGAATACATTGATGAAGAACAAAAAGAAGTATTAATCGAAGAAGCAACTAAGGCTTTTGAAAAAGTATTAGACGCTCTATTGATTGATAGAGAAACAGATCCAAACTCGCATGGTACTGCGAAGCGTCTTGCTAAAATGTACTTTAACGAAATAATGAGTGGAAGATATGAACCAGCACCAGACGCAACCGCATTTCCAAACGACAGTTCAGATCGCTATGAAGGCATGCTCGTGGTTCGTAGTGAGTTGCGTTCTATGTGCAGTCATCATCACCAGCCTGTTACCGGTGTTGCTTATATTGGTATCATTGCGGCTGAAAAGCTCATCGGACTTAGCAAATACACACGCATCGCACAGTGGTGTGCTAGACGAGGTACTCTCCAGGAGGAACTTTGTAATGACATTGCTAGGGAGATCCAAAAAGCAACAGGCGCAACAGACTTAGGCGTGTACATTCAAGCTACACACGGTTGTTGTGAGAATCGCGGCATTATGGCTAAAAGCAGTCTTACACAGACTACAGTTTTGCGTGGCGCATTTAATACAGATATGGGCACAAAGAAAGAGTTCTTTGACAATATTAAACTACAACAAGATTGGGCATCAAAGTAATGAAGTTGCAAATACCAGCAGAAGGCATTATGAAAACAAATGACTGGGGAGACAGTAAAGTCTACCGAGTTACTTGTAGCTGTGGTGCTTCCGACCACGATCATCATGTGTGGGTAGAGGCAGACGAAAGCGATGTAAGTGTTACTATCTATACAACTGTACATAGTAACTGGTGGAGTAAAACTCGGTGGCATGCCATTTGGACATTGCTGACTAAGGGTTACATCGATACTGAATCTACCGTTATCATGCGTAAACAACAAGCATATAACTATGCTCAAACTTTGCTGAGTGCTGTCAAAGATGTAGAGGATTTTAGAGATGCAAAACGCAAAACAAATATTTGATGACACAATGCATCGAATTAAGAATATGCAACTTTTCGAAATTAAACGAGAAGTAGGTCAGGGATGGTTGCCACAAGGCACTATCCCTTTCGACGTTACAGCCAAAAACGGTGTTGCTACATTTAAAGTATACGCTGAGTTTTTACAAGATGCAGAAGATCAAGTATCACAATTTTTAGAACGAGACGACAATGAGTAAATTAAAAGTAGCAGAATTATTTTATAGCATACAAGGTGAAGGACGCTTTATGGGTGTGCCTTCTGTTTTCTTGCGTACATTTGGATGTAATTTTAAATGTGCAGGATTTGGTATGCCACGCGGAGAACTTAGCAACGAAGTAGAAGACATTGCTCAAGTTGTTCATATGTTCAATAAGTATGAAGACTTGCCACTAGTTAGCACAGGTTGCGATAGCTATGCTAGTTGGGATCCACGTTTTAAAGATTTAAGCCCAATGCTTACTACAGATGCTATTGTAGAACGTATTATGGAAATTCTTCCATATAAATCATGGCACGATGAGCATTTAGTTATTACAGGCGGAGAACCTTTGCTAGGATGGCAACGTGCTTATCCAGATTTGCTCTCGCATGAATATATGAAGCCATTAAAAGAAATTACATTTGAAACTAATGGTACTCAAAAGCTAACCGAAGAGTTTAAAGATTATTTGTTAGACTGGACAGGTTCTGGTGCTTTCAATAGAGGCCTTACATTTAGCGTCAGTGCTAAGTTAAGTTGTAGTGGAGAAAAGAGAGAAGAAGCAATTCGTCCAGATATTGTATGCGAATATCAAGAGCTTGGTTATACATATTTGAAATTTGTAGTTGCTACTGAAGATGATGCATACGAAGCATTAGAAGTATCAGACATTTATAGACTTGCTGGTTTCGAAGGTCCTATATACTTGATGCCAGTAGGCGGTGTTGAAAGTGTTTACACATTAAATAACCGTCGTGTAGCAGAACTAGCAATGAAGGCAGGCTTGCGTTACAGCGATAGATTGCAAGTACCTTTATTTAAAAATGAATGGGGAACCTAATGTCTGCTCCACTACCTATTCCAGAAACAGTTGAAATTTATATGTTGCTACGGCAGTCGGGCATGTCTTTTAATAGCCCGGCAGTTGTTACAACTAATTATTCTATGGGTAGTGGATTCTTTGCTACTAGGAAAGAAGCAGAACATCATAGAACTTTAGAAATCTTAAAAGACGAAAAGGCACTATTTCATATTTTTGAATTGACTGTGCCTAATCCAGCATACAAAGGAGAAAAATAATGTTTTTTACATTTTGTTTTATTGTAGGTTGGGCATTGATTATAATGCTTGTTCTAAATTGGTTCCGAAAAATGCCGCCTAGTGCGTGTACCGGACATTGTAGACAAGGTAGAGATTGTACTTGTATGGAAGAGAAAAATGAAAAAACTAATTAAAAAAATATTTGGCATAGATAAAATCGAAGCCCAAAAAGACCAGGCACTTGCCGAAGCGGCGGTTGCTGAGAAATTGGCTAAACAAAAACTCCAAGAAGTAACCGAAGCCGAGAAAGCCGCAGAACTTGCTAAAATGGGTCCAAAAGAACGTGCTACTGCCAAAGGTGAAGCATGGGTAGGCGTTTTGGATACTAAAGTTAATCCAGAAAATGTAAGGAACGGCTTCTTTGAGCTTGACTGGAACGCAGAGTTTGTAGTACAATTGAAGCAAGCTGGATACGGTTTTGATGGCGATCCAGAAGAGGAAATAGTAGACCGTTGGTTTAGAGATTTAGCCGCAAATATGCTGGCTGAAGATGGACAAGATCTAAATCGAAACAATACTATGGGTTTTATTAACATAAGCAAGATAGGTAACGGCAAAGCCGAAGTACAATGACATATATTATAGTCGATACAGCTAATACATTCTTTCGTGCTAGACACGTAGTTCAAGGGTCAGCTGATATTAAACTTGGCATGGCATTTCATATTACTTTTAATAGTATTAAAAAGGCATGGCAAGACTTTGGCGGCAGTCATGTAGTGTTCTGCCTCGAAGGTCGCTCGTGGCGTAAGGATTTCTATACACCGTATAAAGCAAATAGAGCCGAAACTCGTGCGGCTATGACTGTTCGAGAACAAGAAGAAGATAAATTGTTCTGGGAAGCATTTGACGAGTTTAAAAAATTTATTACAGAAAAGACTAACTGTACAATTTTACAACATCCACGGTTAGAAGCAGATGATTTAATTGCTGGATGGGTACAAAGTCATCTGGATGCAAAACATGTTATCATTTCAACAGACGGTGATTTCGCACAACTAATTAGCCCTACGGTTAGCCAATATAATGGTGTAGGTGATTTACATATTACACACGAAGGAATCTTTGATGCCAAAGGTAAACCCGTTAAAGACAAAAAAACAGGCGAGCCAAAACCAGCACAAGACCCGGAGTGGATGCTATTCGAGAAATGTATGCGTGGTGATACCAGTGATAATGTCTTCTCGGCGTATCCAGGTGTGCGTACTAAAGGTTCTAAAAACAAAGTTGGTCTTACTGAAGCGTTCGAAGACCGTAAATCCAAAGGATTTGCGTGGAACAATCTCATGCTTCAGAGGTGGACCGACCATAACGGCGTCGAACACAGAGTCTTAGAAGACTATCAACGTAACGTACAACTATGTGACTTAACAGCACAACCCGATGATATTAAACAATGTATTCGTGAAACTATTGAAGCAAATGCAGTACCAAAAGATATTACTCAAGTAGGTATTCGTATGCTTAAATTCTGCAACACATGGGACATGAAAAAGATTGCAGACAACATACAAACGTATGCTGAGCCGTTCCAAGCAAAGTATCCAGAAAAATTAACCGAGGAGATTTAAAATGAGTGCAATTTCAGACAAACTAGTAAAAGTAAATGAAAACTTTACAATCAACCGTTACGACAACGGCTTTATGATTGAAGTAGGCGGGCGTGACGACAATGACGATTGGAAAAGTGCCAAAGTTATTGTTAGTACAGAAGACGAACTAATCGACGCTATTAAAGAAGCATTGTCTTTGCCAGTGGCAGAGTAAGGAGATAAACATGGCAACATGGACCGTTAGCACACATTATAAAAAATCTTGCCAAGAAGTTGAATTTTGGGTTCGACGTGAAGGCGAAGGAAAACTTATCGTTACTAACGGTTTCCGTTATGGCGAGTGGACTGTAGAAACTACAGACGACAATCCTCCAGAATTTGAATTTACAGAAGTTCCAGGCGGTGATGGCAAGAAAGATAGCATCAATATGCTAGATTGCGAAGTTAATAACATTGAAAGTGTCGAGCTTGTTGAAATGTTTGACGGCGGTTGCTGGTACGATATCGAGTTTGAAGATCTTACCGAAGAAGAGGAAGAAGAGATTCAAGAGTTTATCGACGAAAACAGTGTTTACGAACTAGAAGATCGTGACGAAGATAGCTGGTACCAAGACGAAACCGAATGGTGGATTTGGGGTCCAATTGAAATTAAAAACGAAGACGGCGAAACTGTACGTATTATCTGTGCAGATGCAGACGGCAATGTAGTTGACTTTAAGGAAGACTAATGCCCGTCTATCTAATCAAACCCTTGCATAAGAAAAGCATTTGCTGGCATATTGAAATGTTCCGGGAAAATGCAGACGGTACAATTAGCTGGGTCAATGTCGATGATCACTATCGTTGGGGGCAAGGGTTTGTTGAAGAAGACATGGATTGTAATTTGCCTTTAGAAGGCGATATACAAGCCCATGCCCGTACAGACTGTGGCTGGGGAGCAGAGCTAGATGACCAACATGCTTGTTGGTTTGAATTTAGTGATGATATTACTGAAGAAGAACAAGAGCATATTAAAAAATGCTACTTAGAAAGTGATCCGGACGATGAAGACGGTCGTGGAGGTGCCGCTTGGCTATTTGACGGCGCTCATGATTGGCAAGTTGAAGATGATTACTTGATAATAGATGCTCCTTATCAAGTTAGTCTGTGTGCAGATGACGGCGAGATTATTACAGAAAATGTTAAACTCCGCACCCGTGAGGAATTAGTAGAAGCCGCACGTAAATGGCAGGAAGAAAATAAAAGTAATAACTGGCCATTTGGTCCGGAAAATGCGGAATAAATACATACATTACTCAAGTGCCTTCGGGGCTGAGTAATATCAAGGAGAAAAAATATGACAGAAATACACGCCAAGCCTATTGTGGATGGTAAATTTTGGATTGTAGAACAGGACGGTGAAAAAGTCGCTACTCTACAAAAGAAAGAAAACAACAAGTTTATTCTCAGTAGCACCACTGGGGAAGTAATGTTTAACAAAAAGGACGACCTTACTAAGCAATTTGGTAAAGGATTTTTCCTTAACAGCCTTAAAGTCAAAGTTACACAAGACGATCCACACGAATGTCATGGATTTGCAACTAGTGTAAAACCATACAATGCAATGTATGACGTAAGACGCAAACTTCCATTGTTTACAAAAAGCAATCAAAGTAAAAGTTTGTATTGTGCAGGGTATTATATTATTAAATTCAACAAAGGTTGGGTTAAGAGCTTTTGCCCTAAAGTAATTACGTTAGAACGCAATGAGTATCGCGGACCGTTTAAGACTGAGTTTGAAATGAAACAGGTACTTGCTAATGCAAAATCAGATTAATCTAACACCTATTACACAATACTCGCAACTGCTAAAAGCGGCCGAGCTTGCACAACAGAAAGAGGTTAAAATACCTATTCAGCAGGCTCGACTGCTTAGTCTTGCTTTATTGGAAATACAAGATAAGTTAATACAAGACTACGAGAGTATGTATAATCAACTTAAACAAACTGTTGAAACAGAGGTTGTTACAGTTGAATTAGACGGCGGAACGTTTGACGACAAATAAGCTAAATATATGCGTACTTTATTCGGATACGCATCATGTCAAGACCAAAGCCAAAAATACTGTTAGAAAGCATTAATAAAAAAACGTACAAAGCCGAGCAAATTTTAGAAGCGGAAGCCATTTGGGCTGTGTTTTATAAAAATGAGCCGTTTAATCTAAAAAGCTTCAATAGTCTAACCTCATACCCTGGTCCTAAATACAAGAAAGTTTCATTTAGTAATCCTGGCCATGCTCATAATTTGGCTAAGAAATTAAATCAAACTTTCAATACAGACGACTTTCAAGTTGTGATGTTAACGCAAGGCACTATTATAAAATGATAACACGCGATGCCCTTACTAAGATTTTTTTACAGCAATGGGGCAAAACTATAGACGATGCAAATGTTAAAATATTTGGTCGTAAATGGTGGCAAAGTACTAGAGCAGGTAAACAAACTAACTTCCGTCTAAGCGAAGAAGGTTATGAATTTTTGGTTAGTGAATTGGAATTAAAAGAGTACGAGATTCCATTTACCGAACCGATTGAACTAAGTCCCCAAACTATTATATTTTTGGAAAGGTATGTGGATTGTCCATATTACTTAACTCCAATGTCAATTACAGTATTCTCAGAACGCAAAGGTTTTGAGCTAATGTTGTTTTCGGACGACATTAGAAAATTTGGTTTAATTAAAGCTATGAATGAGCGAGAAAAAGAACTCGCAAGCACAGATAACAGTTGACATAGACCTTTATTTCCTATACAATACATACTTACACAGCGTTATTCTAAATAACATTTTTTTAAGATAGGAAGTAACATGCCAGAAATTGTCAGTCGTACAGTAGGCCCTAATGGCGCCAAAAAAGCTCTTCGCAAAGCATTTAAAAATAAGCGTCCAATTTTCCTTTGGGGCCCTCCAGGTATTGGCAAATCAGACATTATTAAACAGTTGGGTACAGAATCCGAAGCTCACGTAATTGATGTACGTTTGAGCTTGTGGGAACCTACTGACATTAAAGGTATTCCATATTTCGATTCCAACGACGGCACAATGCGTTGGGCACCTCCAAGCGAATTGCCTAGCCAAGAGCTAGCAAATCAGCATAATCAAATCATCCTGTTCTTGGACGAAATGAACTCTGCGGCTCCTGCTGTACAAGCGGCCGCTTATCAACTTATTCTTAACCGCCGTGTAGGTACATATCACTTGCCAGACAATGTCGTGCTAGTTGCGGCTGGTAACCGTGAGACTGACAAAGGTGTTACATTCCGTATGCCTGCTCCGTTGGCTAACCGTTTTGTTCACTTGGAAATGCAAGTTGACTGGGACGACTACTTTGAATGGGCTGTTGACAACAAAGTACACCAAGACGTTATTGGTTTCTTGTCATTCAGTAAAAAGTCGCTTTACGACTTTGATCCAAAGAGCTCAAGCCGTGCGTTTGCTACTCCACGTTCTTGGTCATTTGTAAGCGAATTGCTTACAGACAACGATGTGGATACAGACACACTAACTGATTTGGTTTCAGGCTCAGTTGGTGAAGGTTTGGCAGTTAGCTTTATGGCACACCGTAAAGTTGCATCAAAGATGCCTAACCCAAGCGATATTTTGAGTGGCAAAGTTAAAAAGATGGACTCAAAAGAAATTTCAGCTATGTACTCACTTACTATTAGTTTGTGCTACGAGTTGAAGGATGCTTGCGACAAACACGCTAAAAACTGGAATGACCAAGTTAACTACTTCTTCGAATTTATGATGAATAACTTCGAAACAGAATTGGTTATTATGGGTACTAAGGTTGCGTTGAGTCAATACAAGTTGCCATTGGATCCAGACGAAATTAAGTGTTTCGACGACTTCCATAGCAAGTACGGTAAGTACATTAGCGCCGCAACTGAAAAGTAATTCGGTTTAAGGCTATTTGACACCACCTTCGGGTGGTGTTATAATATATACATATAGTAAAGGAGCTTCTGTGGCACATACCGATCCAATTATTGACAAAATCATCGTAGCCCGTGTGGGTCTACTACTTCGCCATCCTTTCTTTGGTAACATGGCTACACGCCTAAAAATTGAAGAAGGTTCAGAATGGATGGGCACCGCGGCAACAGACGGTCGCACCATTTTCTTTAATCGCAAATTTTTCGAACCACTTACAATTAAACAAGTAGAGTTCGTTATTGCTCACGAAATTTTGCACAATGTTTTCGATCATATGAGTCGTCGTGAACAACGCAATCCGCGTATTTTTAACATTGCCGCTGACTATTGCGTTAACGGACAAATTGTGCGCGATCGTATTGGTGATCACAATATCGAAGGCATTACAATCTTCCATGACCAAAAGTACTACGGTATGGGTGCTGAAGAAATCTATGATAAGATTTTTGACGAAATGGACGAAGAGGAACTTAACCAGTTGGGTCAACTATTGGACGACCACATTGACTGGGGTGAAGATGGTAAGGGCAATGGTCAGCCAAAATACTCTAAAGAAGAACTAAAACAAATTCGTGACGAAATTCGCGAAGCTACTATGCAAGCCGCTCAAGCGGCGGGTGCGGGTAATACACCTGCTAGTGTACAGCGTATGATTAAGGACTTAACAGAGCCTAAGATGAACTGGCGTGAAATCTTGCGTCAGCAAATCCAAAGCACTATTAAGAACGACTTTACATTCATTCGTCCTAACCGCAAGGGCTGGCACATGAATGCAATTTTGCCAGGTCAACAGTTTCAAGAAACTATCGACATTTGCGTTTCAATCGACATGTCAGGTTCCATTGGTGACGAACAAGCAAAAGATTTCTTAACAGAGATTAAAGGCATTATGCAAGAGTACCGAGACTTTAAAATTAAAGTATGGTGCTTTGATACTAAAGTTTACAATGAACAAGACTTCGACGGCTACAGCATGGACGAGTTTGACAACTACCAACCAATGGGCGGTGGTGGTACTGAGTTTGATGCTAACTGGGAATACATGAAGGAAAATGATATTCAACCTAAAAAGTTTATCATGTTCACCGACGGTTATCCTTGGGGCAGTTGGGGTGATGAAAACTACTGTGATACAGTATTCATTATTCACGGTAATGATAAAATTGTTCCTCCATTTGGAGAGTACGCATATTACGAAGCTATCAAGGAACACGCTTAATGGCATTAAAGAACGGCAAACCCAATCCTTTAGATTATTACAACCTACGTAGGGTCGAGTTTGCCTGCCCGCATTTTAAATATACAAGTATTGACAAATACAACCCAACTGTAGTCAAATCCGTCGATGCTTGGATACGCAAGAATCTAAATAATAGGTATTATGTAGGACAGGGAATTACCTTAGATAATACCAACACCTTAGTGTATAACACCCGTATTGGTTTCGAATCCGAGAAGGAACTAAGTTTTTTCACGATTGCCTGTCCTCTATTACAGACTAGATAATTATATTAGTACTTTAAGGAGACACTATGACTGATACCGTACAGCAAAATACAGGAGCCGAATCTGCACCAGATGCGGCACAACAAAACAACGAATTGACCATCAACGATTTACAATCATTAAAAGTAATCATTGATATTGCTAGCTCACGTGGCGCATTTAAGCCTAACGAAATGGTAGCAGTTGGTCAAGCATACAATAAGCTAGATGCATTCTTAGCTAACATTGCAAAACAAGCAGAAGCACAAAAAGCAGCCGCAGGCGCAACAGGAGCTTAATATGGCCGAATTAAAACATGTGGCCCGTGTTAAGGCTACTAACAAAAAATGTGTAGTAGTTTATCGCACGTTGCCAGGTGATGCACATCATTGCCTAATTGTACCAACAGAAAATATGCCAGACATCTATCACGATGCTCTTATTAATCTAGTAGAAAGTGGCTCTGGTCAAGATGCATATGAATTTGCAGACGCATTAGACCGCACTCAATTTCCGGATGGTAGCAACATGCTCCGCTGGCTACATGGAAACGGTCGCTTAATTAAAGCTCAAACTGGCGAAATTGAAATGACTCCAACCACTGCTTACAGCATTTTATTGTCTGAATTAAATCAGATTATTGCTGAACAGCGCGGAGTTGCAGTTGACGATTTGTCTATCAAATCAAATACTCCAGAAAAATCAGAAGCTCGTCCACTAAGCGAAATGGATAAAGAAACTGCTACAGTTACACAAGAAGTTGCAACTCCAGCAATCGCTACTCCAACATCGTTTGATAGCCCAGAAGCTGAAGCAAAGTACTATCGCAGTCAAGCAGATAAACTTAGCAAGGAAGCGGCTAACTTCCGCCGTAAAGCAGAGGAATTGGCTCCGACCAAGAAGAAAGAATAGTGACTAACTCGGGAAGACATCTTCCCAAGGAAGTCATTGAGCATTGGCCAGAGGTATTCGAAGATGTACGGTTAAATTCTGTACCCATGGAATATCTTAATACCGTACTGATCAATTTTAAAGATGGCAAGACTTGGGAAATCAAAATAACACAGCAGACAAAGCGTAATGGATGGGGTGCCTTTGAACGAAGTTTGTCAGAACTTTGTAAAAATTACGAAACTAAGATTAGTGATATTGATTTTAAACTAGATACACATAAAGTTAAAAAAGATATAGAACGAAGTACACAAAAATTTTTAAAGAAAAAGAAGTTATAAATGAATGTCAAATTACTCAGTTACAGCCAGCCAACAGAAGAATTTGCTAATATGGGCATTGATGATGCGCAGGAACTTATTGCGTACTGTGCCCGTGTGTCCAATCCTTCCAATCAGCTTAACACCGAAACAAGCGAAAAACTCATCAAGTACTTGGTCAAACACCAACACTGGTCACCACTCGAAATGGTGTCAGCTTGCTTGGAAATTACGACAACAAGAGATATTGCAAGACAAATCTTGCGACATAGAAGCTTCTCCTTTCAAGAGTTTTCCCAACGTTACGCTGACCCAACGGCAGAGCTCGATGATGCGTTTACTTTACGAGAAGCAAGATTCCAGGACACTAAAAATAGACAGAATAGCGTAGAGTTTGATCAGTCTGACGAAGCGCAACGCCTATTAGCAATCGAATGGGAACGTGCTCAGAAGCGTGTACTATTTGCAGTTAAACAAGAATATCAATGGGCTATTAAGAACGGTATTGCTAAAGAACAAGCTCGTGCTGTATTGCCCGAAGGTCTTACTGTAAGCCGTTTATATATGAATGGAACTCTACGTAGTTGGGTTCACTTTATTGAATTACGTAGTGCTAATGGTACGCAAAAAGAACATCAGCAAATTGCTATTGCTTGTGCAAAGGTGATATCTGAGATTTTTCCTTTAGCCAGCGATCTTGTAGCCAAGTAAAATCATTTATTTTAGACAATGCCTCCGGATTGGAGGCATTTTTTTCTCCGTATACTTTTCCCTCGATTGCACCCATATATGCATATCCGCCAAACGGAACATTATTATTTAACTGACACCAAAAATAAAGTCTAGACAAAGACTCTTCATTATTTGTTACAGCTAGTTTACAGCACTCTCTAAAAGAACTTCTCCATGTACTATATGCATCAGTATTGAATGCCGTGATATTGCTAACTTCATCTATTACTTTAAAACTTTCACTAATGTTTGTAGTCATATCTATCGAAGATGTATCCATATTCATAGTAAGATGTTTTGGCAACAATTTAACTCCGCCGTATCCATAAGTTAAGTTATTAACAGGATTACGGCTTTGCCAAACATGTACAGTTTCTAAATCCCATTCGGGCACTTGATAATCAAAGTTAAAAGAATCTAGTATAACAGCATCTGCATCGACTACCCAAAACATTTTAGTAAATGCTTTTTTGGCGGCAGCTATGTGTGCTTGATGTATGCCTTTTACTCCGCTTATACGTTTAGCAAGAGGAAATCTTTCTTTTAACTTAGCAAAGTTTTCATCTGCATACGGTTCTTTGTAACTAATGAATACAATATCGTACATTATCGTTTTGTTCTTCTGGGCAAGTTATGATAAACAGTTTTAAAAAACTTACTTCCGGCGCCGTCTAAATTAGCAATTTCTAAATCGCATTTATCTCTCAGTTCTTTTCCAAGGAAATTAATATAATCTGATTGTGTTGCAGTTGCGGCATTTTTATGTCTTGTTTCCCAGTAATTAGTTAACCAGTCAAAGTCTCGAACGTTACTATAATCCCAATCAGTACACATAGTCATATAACATCCTTCTCTTGCACCAAGTATACTGAATATGCCGTTTTCTACATCTGTACCGACACTAGACCAAATTAGCAATCTGTTATAATTTTGCCACCATATGTCTTTTAAATCTTTTGCCTTAGCACCTTGTACTAAACACATCTTTACACCTTCGCGGAATCCTGCTCGCCATGCCTGGTGCGGAGTAGCGTTGGTAAAGCTCTCGCTGTAGCATTCATTAAATTGATAATATCTTTCGTCAAAACAAAATTCAACACGCCCTTTATCATCAGTAGGATCCGAGTTTTCATGAGTTTTCATTTCGTTAACAAATTTACGTGTCCATAATTTTAAACCGCCGTTGCCGTACTTTAACCCGTTGATGTGTACATTGCCACACCAACTAAACACATTTTCTTCTGTAAATTTAACACCGTCTAGTTCTATTTCAACTTCTAAATATTTAGGATCAATGATATTGTCGCCGTCTACAGTGGTAAAATATTCGGTTTCACTGAGTGCGGCGCAGGCTTTGTGTGCGGCATCACTACCCTTAACTCCGTGTACACGTTTTGCCCAAGGCACTTTTGTTAATAAGTCTGCATAATTCTTTTCAGCATTGGGTTCGTCATAGCTGAGAAAAATAATATCTTGTTCTATTACCTTTATAATGTTACTCATTCACTTTCCTTAATCCGTAGCTTTCTAAAACTAATTTAGTTGCTACACTAATCTTATCTATTTGAGATTCTATCTCAGATTCAAACGGAAATCCGACACAATAGTTTTTAATTATTTGCTCTGAATCTATTACTATAGTTCTAATTAAAAAATCATAATCGCTTTCTAAAATAATAAAAAATAATAATTTAGATTCCGATGCTCGATGTCCTAATCTAACTTTTGCATCAGGTGTTAAAAAGAAGTTCCATTCTTTTTTAACACTATTCCATTCTACTACTAAATCTGTGTTTTTAGTCGGTACATCTGACACTAACTCTAACATTGTATTTTTAAAATAATACGCATGTTCTAGTTTAGGCATTAGTTTTAAAGTTGTTTTTTCTTCTTCTTTAACTAGCCCTAGTAAATAATCACTAAAACGTTCTCTGCCAGATACTAATCTTTCATATGTTTCAAAATCTACTTCGACAAAATCTGTAAACTGCGAATTAGGTTCATTTGTAACAGACAATAACACTTTAGATATTTTATCATAATATGCAAAATATGTGCCAGTCAACACAGGAGCAGGAGGAACAAATTTTGATAGATCATTTTCTCTTTCAAACTCTTCCATTTACTAGTTCCTCCAATGTTGCTAGCAACCTGTTGTTTACAAAGTCTTTTTCTACATAATGAAAAACTTTACCTTGTTTAATATTACCTACGACAAACTCGCCTTTTTTGTTTAAGACATAATTTACAAAGTTTCTCCAACTAACAGGTGCAGTTGTCCAGTTTTGTATTCCAGGTTTCATATGCACAAATGTCATAGGGTTAACTGAATCATTTACAATATCATCCATTCCAGAAATTTCAACAGCAATAGCTGTAGCTAGATCCATACTGATCCAATTTTGTGGCTCGTTAGGAGCAAACGTTCCTCGACAATATTCCCAATTATTAATTACAAATTCTAATACTTTATAAAAGTCGTGGGCGGCTGGACGTTTTTTAAAGTAGTGTAATGCAAAATAAGGATTAGTTAAGTTGTTGGCTATAAATGTTTTTCTATGTACAGTATCTGCTACTACGGTTTCTAATTTATAATTAATGATTCTCGAGCAGAACTTGATATCAAAATTACTGCAATAGTCCCACCATAATTTAATATCTTCTAACAGCAACATGTCTGCATCCAATACTATTGTTTCTTCGTATGGACTGGCATGGTATAACTTCCATCTATTTTCTGCTTTTAACGGACTATCTTCAACTTCTTTAAACCAAGGAATAGGAATAATATGATCAAATATATCTCTATATTCTTCAGGAACTTCGCTATTTGTTACTAAAGAAATATTATCAATCTTTTGACTATACTTAATGCTCAAAGCTAATGCGTATGCTTGTTTAATATAATCAACATCTGTGTTTTGTGCAAAAACTAAAAATCCTTTAGACACCTGAACCTCCATCTATAAAGCGACTAAGACTCATCTTATTCATAACGTGTACGTCTAACCCTGACGTTTTTGCTAAAACATACTCTCCAAGAAAATTTTTCTTTTGTGTTAGAACTTTTACTTTATCTTCTTTGATTTCTACTAGTACATCGGTATCAGTACAGTATGTCATAGTACCAGGTAATTCAGTTGCAAATTCACCATCTGTTTTGCCGTTCATAATATGAATAGCAATACTAAAAGCAAAATCGTTTCTGTATATAGGGCTATCAATATTATACAATAATCTAAAATACGCCCAGTTAGATTTAATGTAAAACACAAGATCAAAGAAAGACTGTGTTATTGTATTTTTCTGAAATATAAAAACCGTAGCCCAATAAAAAGGAATACTATATTGATTTATTCTTTTAAATTCTTCAGAATCTCTATCAACTGCTAAATCAAAACTGTTTTTGTAGATTTGAAAATCGTAAGTATTATCTAAAGCAGATTTTAAAATTGAAGAATTAATAATATAATCACTGTCAATTACTAACGTGCGGTCATAAGGAGTTAAATTATAAATTTGACTACGAGACGAATTTTTCCATTCAAGCGGTTTACTTGTTATACTACCGTCATAAAAGTTTTTACGTTGAGCGGAATTGATTGCTGGAATTTCTATAATAGAATCAAAACCATGATCAGGATAGTTTTCCTCTAACCAGTCTTTGTTGTCTGTGACTAAACTTACTGGAATGTCTAAATACTTTTTTATCCGAGAAGCGGCAAACACCGCTAATTTTGTATAGTCAATGTTAGTGTTGTTATGAGCAAAAATTACTGCGCCAGTTGTCATAGCTCAACAATATCAGAAATCTTTCGTTTGCTTTTAATTTCAGCATACTTGGCGGCATAAGCATTTGTTGACTCGAAATAAATTAATGTTATATTGTCAAAAAACTTCTGGACATCATTAATAATCACTGGGAAGTTATTTGTATCAAGAAATGCCACATCTTCAGTGTGTCCGATGTCTAATACAGTTTTGGTGAAGTTAATTAGCTCTGGACTAATTTTAAACGTAGCACCGTTTAAGTAATACACTAATTTTTGGTTGTATTCTTCTAGTATAATTCTGCGCTGGTTAGACAATGTTGCCATGTAATTAGCAACTGCCATCGCTTTTTCAATTCTTTCATCCATAGATAACTCCGTAGTATATAATAATACACTACTTTAATTATCTTGTAAAGAGATTAGGGGAGTTAATTAAGGCCCAGTACTTGTTGTAGTTGGGAGATATCCAGATACAGATACATTGCCGCCAGTAGCGTAATAGCCCTGCACAGTACTTGTTAGAGTACCTTCAACACTTTCGTCAATTCCAAATCCGCCAGGAGCTGATAAATCCTGGAATTGAATACTGAATGTAATGATAGCGCCAGTGCCGTCTACTTTAGCATAAATGTCGTATTGGTTTGGACTGTAAGTAGGTGAACTTGTTGATTTTGTAAAAATTGTTTGATAGCCAGTGTTTAACTGATAAAAGCCAATACTACCAGCCGCACTACCTGAACCTGAACATACTGTACTATTCAAGTTCATAGTAATAGTTCCCATGTTTTGCAACAACGTTGCCCAGTCGTTACTCTTTTGGTAGCTACCGTCATTAGGGAAATTTCCGTTGCTAGCACTAAATTGAACTTGTCCGCCAGCATTAAAATAATAACGTGCGGCATTGTAGTTAGGAAATTGAAGTGTTACAGTATGTGTAATTGTTCCGTTCCAAGCTGTAGAACGTGAACTAGAACTAAATGTAGTTAATGTTGCTTGACCAGATGGAGGAGCGGCATTGACGTTTGCGGCAATTAACTGTGCGTAATTATAGTAAGCCGCACGATCGTATTCTCTAACTAGTGTATTAGTATTAATAGGCGTTAAATTTCCGCCTTCATTTGCACCAGTTTGGTGTGTGCGGGCGGCTAGTAAGTCATTACGTAGTGCTACCCAGTCGCTAGCAACAATTTTTCCGCCAACAGAAACTTGTCCGCTGGTTACAGTTTGTCCGTAGCCAACTGATCCAGATCCTACACCTAAAATATTAGAGATAGTTGCCTGAATTGAATTAAAATCACTAGCACGAATCGGGGTACCTTGTCCAGCCATCTTTTATCCTTTATAACTGCTTATTTACAGAATTATACATTCAACAAGTTTAACACCTGAATCATCATTACTTTCTAGTGCTATACCAAATTGTCTAGAACCGCATGTTTCTACATCAGTTCTGGCATAGCCGTTACCTGTGGAGACTAGCATGTCGCCTTTGCTTACTGAGCCTATAACTTTAACTGGAACACGTCCCTTTAGTGCTATATAGGTTCCGCCTTCTAATTCGCTGTTCATCATGTAACCTGGAGCAGTACTTACTACACCAATTGCATTATCGCCAAACCCGGCTGCTGTTACTTCTTTTTCTCCGCCTACACAAACTACTGTACCTGGCTCGTACTCTTGATCTGCAAGATATTTCTCTGCCAAGTCAGCGTAGTAACTTGTTGTACTTGCACCGTTGAAAATAGTTGCGTTTACGTTACCGCTACCATCACGAACAACTACTGTATTTGGGCTAGTACTTGCACTAGGAGTAATAACAGAGTTATTAAACACTAAACCTGTTGCGCTTGTAGCATTACCGTTAAATGTAGTTGCCCAAACGTTTAACCATTGATAATTTTGATTACCTAAATTACTTGTTGCTGTTGTTCCTGGTAATACATCTGCTCCAACTAATTGCATTGGAGTAACTGTACTAGAACTTACTGTTGTTTGGAAAACAATAGTGTTGTTTGATTGATTTTGAATTGTTGGTGTACTACTGTTGTTATTGAATACACGCAAACGTGCAACTGGATTACCAACTGTATAACCAACGTCAGCAAAGTTAACCACTGTACTGAATGCCGCAGAACCTGCTTGGACAAAGTTGTTAGCAGGCAAACCGCCTAAACGATCCGAGTTAGTTGCAGTACCCCAGAATCTGTGAGCACTTGTAGTAACTCCCGGAGTACTGTTGTTGTTAGTGTAGCATAGTGTTACACCTTGTTGAATCTGTGTAAAACCTGTGATTGGATTTACAGTATTATCTAGTGTAAATGCGCTGTCTGGACTAATGATAAAGATAACCTGTCCATTATCAACAGCTTCAATAACAGTATGACTTGTACCAAATGTATCTTTTACACTTGTACTTAACATTTCTGTTGTGCTAGATCCAGCAACTGCTTGTGGTCCAATTAGTGTAAATGTGCTTCCGCTCCAAGCAAAAAGCTGTTTTGTTTCAGTATCAAACCAGAAATCACCAATAGTAAGTCCACTAGGTGCAGTTGGTCCGATTTCTGCGCCGCCAGTTGTGCGGAATTTGCTACCATCCCAGAACTTTAATTTACTAGTTCCGCTATCGTACCAAATCTGTCCAGTTTGTGGGCTAGATGGCGGTGTCGAATTTGCAAAGTTTTCTAGCAAATATACGAAATTTTCGTTCTGAATTTGCCCGTAACCAGCGTAATTTTTACCCACTAATTTTATGTTAGTGCTTGCATCAACGGTGCCATCTGCAACTGTTGTTAATAGCGATCCATTAAAGTGATTGATAGTATATGCCATCTCATCCTGTTCCTTATTCTTGAGTATTTATCATTATTTTGGCTCTTATTACCAAGTGGTTAAGGCCGCTCTTTTCCAGGTATTTGTAGCAGTACACACATAGATGTAACTGCTATCCCAAGCGATTTGCCCCTGGGCGCCTGTACTTGAGCTAGTTGCAGGAGTATAGCTAGATGTTACTTTTAACGCTGTTCCGGTTACCGCTGCCCCAGATGTAATCGCTCCTGTTGCTTGAATTGTAGTGCCTGCTGTGATAGAAGTGCCTGCTGTAATTGACGTTGTAGCCGCTACTGAAGTACTACTATGGATTCCTCCCACTACATCAAGCGAATATTGTGGGTTGTTTGTAAAGATACCAACAGATTTACTACTGGCGTTGACAAATATTGCAGGACTTTGTCCTGATTGACTTAGTGTAGCTATTGCAAAGTTTTGGTTTGCAATGTTTGATTTAATCTGGAATAAGGTAGAACTAATATCAATTTCATTATTTGATAATGATCCTAAAATTAACGGTGTATTATCTTGAATTGTTAGAGATCCAACAATTGTCTGAGACGATGAAACTGTTTGAATAAAGTTATCAGCAGTATGAGCTATACCGGCGGCATCTAATAATTGTTTAGCGGTTAATACTGGAACATCAAATTGTATACCGCTTACATTGGCAGCATTAAATCCTGCAACAATGTCTCCAGAAAAACCAGTAATATCAGTACCTGGAGTGAATGCTTTATTACTAAAGATTCCAAGCAAGGTTCCGCCTACATATAGATATACAATAGTATGACTTATCTTGTTAGTATCGATAATATCTTCTACAATAAATCCGCTTTGTCCTTGAGTTGAAGTATATAACGGGCCTGCTAAAATATTAGATACACCATCGTTAAAATATAACTGACTAGTAGCACTATTAATCCAAATATCACCAGTAGTTAAGCTACTAGGAACTGTTGCTCCAATTAGTGTTCCGCCTGTTACTTTAAATTGTATGCCATCGTATACTTTTAATCTGTTTTGTGTAGTGTCAAACCATAACTGACCTATAACTGGCTTGTTTGGTTGGCTAGTGTTAGCAAAATTTTCCAGTATATGTACAAAGTTATCGTTAACAAATACACCGTAACCGGTAGCATTCTTTCCTATCAGTGTTAAATCTGTAGATGTTTGATCAATTGTACCGTCAACAATTTCTGTTAACGTGCTTCCATTAGTTAATTGTATAGAATAACTCATTATATGACACCAGTGTAAATTATGTAGTTAACAGTTGTGTATGGTTGCAATACTGTGAAAGGTGTTGCAAGAGAAGATCCAATAACACCGCCACTGTCTGCAAGACCGTAACCCTGTCCGCCTTGCGATTCTACTGTTAAACCTCGACCAGTTGATACATTTCTGTATGGGTCAGTTGCTGGGTTTGGTTCACCAACTGCAAAATACTGAGCATTACCATCGTTGAGACTGTGTTTGTGGTCTGGCAAGTTAGACTGTTGTAATGTAACTGTCTGGCTACCACCAGTTCCGCCAATAGTATCAGCTGTTACTTCACTAATACGGTTAGCTGTGCCGCCACCTGCGTTAATTAATATTCCAGAACCGTCTGCTGCCGGTACTGTTAGTCCGTTATTCATATTATCTGCACCTAGAGGAATACGACCTCTAAAGTCAGGTAATGCAAATGTACTTAAACCAACAAGTAATATTGCGGCCTTGTAAGTATAACCAATAACTGCAAATAGTTGTGGATAAGAGCTAATTTTAACTTCGCTTCCATCGCATAACAAATAACCAGTAGGAACAGTTGCTTTAGATCCTGCAAACGGAAATAGTGCGCCAACTGGCATAGTAGCAACGTGTTTTAGTAAAGTTTGTTTTGTCATCTTTACTAACTGACTGCTAGATGCTTGATACACTAATAACTGGTCGTTTAAAGCAGAATCAGCTACTTCGTTCTTACCAGTAATAATACCTTGGTTAATACTTGTGTTAAATGTTACCGTTCCAGTTGCTGTTTGTCCGTCAAACACAACTCCAGGACTTGTAACGTCTCCTGTTAATAAGAATGTAGTAGCCGATTGTAACTTTGCGGCGGCGCCAGTAATGCTACCAGTCAAACTACCAGTAAATGTTCCGCTAAAATTACCTTGGAATGCTTGTGCATAGACATTTCTAAATGGTCTAGTGCTAGTTCCAATGTCATATAAGTTTGCGGCACTATCTGTGCCTGGCTGTATAACACTAGCCGCTACTGGATTGCTATTTGAATCCAAATAATTAATGTAAATTTGTCCGTATGTTGTAACATCATCTCCGAAAGAAGATTTTTTACTTACAGATAATCCACCAGCAGTTTGAATACTTGCACCACCTGGATCGAACGGACTAATACTAGATGCACCAACATCCGATGTACCAGTAATTATAATTCTTCCTGGAACTGGGGATGCCGGGACACTACCAACATACAATAAAGTAACTGTTCCGTTAGTTGCAGAACCTGATGTATGTATAGGTGCAACTGTTCCTGAAACACCTGCTACTGTTACTTGATAGTAAAAGTTATTATAAATTATGTAAATTGAAGCGGCATATGATGTATTTGCAGTCCAAGTAATTGCATGAGTACTTGGGTCGTCCTTAACTGTTACACCACCAATAACATCTAATGTAGAAACTGGGTTGGCATTGTTAGCTCCAATGCCTAATTTAGCATCTGCACTAAGATGCATAGCTGTAATAACTGTTCCAGAGTTGTTAGTAGCAAATTCTACACTGTTTCCACTATTTTTAGAATACAATACAGTAGCATTTGCAGTAATACCAATGTTAAAACCTAAACTTGCACCAAGTGTAATACCACCATCGTTACGAACGTTAATTGGATAGTTGGCAATTGTTGTTGTATCACCGCGCAAAAAGTTTGCGGCAGCTACCGTACTATTTCCAACTAACAACGCATCTGCTTGTTGAGCCGTGCCCCATATTCTTGACAAGCTAGTAGAGCTTGTACTGTCAGTAGTACTTAAATTAATACCCTGATTGATTGCTTGAAAGCCGTCTATTGCGGCTTTTGGAGTAAATGTATCTTTGCTAATAATTGCAATTCTAAAACTAGTTGTAGTATTACTACTGCTACTTGCATAGAATGTTACTACGTTGTGAGAAATGTTAGCAGTATCTACAATAGTTTCAATAATAGGACCTGTTTGCAAGCCTGCACTAAATTGCGGACCTACTAAAATCCAGGCACTACCTGAATACAAGTACAATTGACTAGTATTTGTGTTAACCCACAGGTCGCCAGATGTGGCGGCTGCTGGTGCAGTTCCCGATTTCTTTAAGCTACCAGCTGGATTCCAAGATGAACCGTCGTAAACTTTTAATAAATTTACACCAGCGGCTGTGTCAAACCATAGCTGACCTTGTACTGGATTTGTTGGTGCTGTATCATTAGCAAAATTTTCTAATAAATGTAAGAAATCGTTAGCAATAATTGGAGCATAGCCAGCATAATTTTTACCTACAAATTTAAGACTTGTAGTTTGATCAATAACACCATCTGGTACTACGATGGGTGGTTTGTCTGGGTTATTAGTTTGAGTGAACGTTACTTGATAAGACATCTATTATACTCCTACCAGACCAGTTAAACTCTGAATACGCACTGTATAATCAATTTGAATTAAACGATTCAAACTTTTTAATACAGGATGGAATACAACGTGTGTTAATAGTAAACTGTTTCCGTTTGCGTTATAGCTTTGTAGCCCTAACTCGTCAAACACAAAGTCGCTATTAGTGGAACTTACTGTATCAAATGCGCTTTGAGTGCCAGGTTCGCCGTAATCTAATAAGCAAGTAACAAACAAATCAGTATAGTTTGTTCCGGTAACGTGTCTAGTTTCAATAAAGTTCCTGCTTGGATCGGTATTATTACTAGAGTTCTGATTAACTACCTTAGCATAAGTCTGGTTGTATAAACTAGCATTAGTTCCGCTAGTATTAGGTGTCAAATATGTAATGATACCAGTTGGATCAATGCTAGTTCCGCCGTTGCCAAACCCCATTTGGTATACAAATCCGTTACCACTATCTGCTAGACTTTCTGCAAGAGCTATACTGATGTTTTCGTAGTGAATAGCATTGCGTTTATCAATGAAAATTTCTTTAGAAACTGGGTCATGGATCTTAATATGACCCTCAATATGAATTCCCGTTAAGTCTTTAGTCTGCATATCAATCTCTCTTTATCTTATATTTATCCAGTATCATTATCTGCTAGTTTAATAATTCTATCATTTGTATTCGCTGTACCAAATACCGGGCTGTGATCTTATGAAATCACCAATCTTTCCTGTATCGTACAGTACATTTGTAGTATTGTCCCAAGCTACACCGGTATTTTTAACTACTGTAATATGAGTTCCAAAACTCAACAAGTTAGTTAATGTAAGAGCGGCTGTAGTTCCGTCAACTGTAAAATCTTGACTGAACTCAACATCGCCTTCGGGGCTAGCTGGTGCATTATTAATGTTAAATGCGCTGTATCCAACTTTCTTCAAGCGGCGATTTCCAATAAAGAAATTCCATACGCTATTAGAAGCAACTCCATTTGCGATTGCAGTTGTTGTGCCGTCTGCATTTAATGTTACAGTTGTTACTGTATTGTAGAATGTACTTCCGCTAATATGGTTAGTCAAGCATCTGTAAGTATACACACCTACATTAACTATAGATCCAACTGTATAGACTGCACCTGGTTCCCATACTGCTCCGTCATTATACCCACCAACAAACACTTCAATCTCGTTAACAGATGCTGGGACAAAATCTAAATTAACAGTACTTGTTCCATCACTTATAATCTGCTGTACAATTTGTGTATCGTTATATGGAATTGTTTCACTAGTTCCAATATCTTGTACTAATGTACCAGCAACGTTTAAGTTATAAACACCAGTACCAAGAGTGCCGCGGCGTAGTTGACTCAAAGTATTGCCTACTAGTGAGAAATATTCAATTCGTTCGCCACGAATTTCAACAACACCGGGTCTGTTAATTCTAGGATTTGGTAAATCAAATGCAGATGCATTTGTTACTACAATACTAGTATCATTCCAATGTAAATCTTGTGCAAGAGTTGTTTGCTTTGCTTGGCTTAAACGCTTATAACTTACACGGTTGAGCATATCTTTAAACTGCATATACGCAATTCCAGATTTTAATATATTACTACCAAATGTGATTAGTGTAATTTTATCTGTGTTGATACACGGTGCGGCTAATGTAATACTTTGATAGTCTGCATTTAGTTTATAATCTACTACTGGTGTTAACAATCTGTTATTCTTAACAACCCATACATAGTAATCGTTTATAACTGGACGATCTAATACGACAATTCCTCCAAGAATATTTTCATAGTAGTAATAATCGGCAGAGTTAGGTACAAGAGATGCAGTACTTGAAGCGTTTACTGTTGTTCTTTCAATATCTAAAAACTCGTGTTGATAAGATCCAATCACTTGTACTACATGAGTATTGTCATATGCTTGTGCAAATGTAATCTGATTAGTTATAGGATTAAATGTATATCCATTGTTTGCAATTATACTTACAATCAATGTTTCGCCTTTGTACTTAGTGTACACAGCTTTATTAATTTTAACTGTAATTCCGCCAAGATCAACAATAAAATCAATACCTTGAGTTAATTGAACACTGCCAACATACACAAATAATGTACTAAAATCAACGCTATAAGGAACAAACTTTGTTGGGTCAATAGTATAATTTAATCTGTTGCTACCGATTGTAAAATATGTATTAACTGGAGCTTGTAAAATAGTCTGGTCTACTCGAACAATCATGTTTGACTCATTTGGTAACGAGGTTCCAATCTTGTTTCTTAAAGTATATGTTCTAGCACCGTTAGTTGCAACTGTTTCTACATTAGTAATAGCATAAGTAGGTTCAGATCCTGCAACAATAATAAAATTAATTATGTCTCCAGCTTTAGGAGCAACACCAAATCTAAATCCAATAGCATTTGAATATGAGTAAGAAGTATCAGTTTTAAACAACTGAGGACTTGCAACTATACCATCTACATAAATTAATGTTGTCACAGGAGATACCCATGTTGCATTAGTAACAAACTCACGAGTTGTTCCGTCGCCAACAAAATGGTCAATATCAATAATGTTTGTGCCATTAAATCCAATACTAAACAAACTAACTTCAGAATTTGCATCTGGAGCAAAATGGAATACAATAGAATTAGTATTGTAATCAACATCGTAATCCGTATTAATTGTTTTTATATTATTATTAACCTTAACAATAACTGCGCCCGGGCCGTTTGGAGTCTGACTTAACAAGAATGCTGTAGTTGTGCCGTCTGCTAGATAGTTGTCCACTTTAATCATTCCAGATCCGCTAGTTGGTTTATCGTAAACCTTAATAGCCAATGTGTCAATAACTTGACCTGGTACAACTTCTTCAGGTGCAACATTAGTTGTTGGGGTAACAAATCCGTCACCGTCAATAATAATGTCATCTGCTGCCAATCCAGTTGCTGTAGCAAACACTCCGTTTAAAGAACTAGTGTCGCCACCACTAAGAGCAGTATCATAATCTTGACTTTGCGGAGCAATTGAGCCATCGCTAGTTGTTTGTCTAATAATGAATTCATCTCCTTTAGACACTACGAATACGTTGGCAGATGCATTTGAACCTTCATCTACTTTGTCAAGAACACCAAACACAGTACTTGCTGAGCCGCCATCGTCTACTTCGATATCAATTGTAGAATCAGCTTGGCCACCATCAACTAGTGTGTACGGTTGTGGAATACTAAATGTTTTAGATGTTACACCAACTCCGTCACCAGTACCATCCGATAGGAATGTGTTTACAATCGCGGTTGGATTCATTACTGGGGTCAATGTTGATGTATTTGACAAGATTGCATTAGCAACTGTTTGTAGCCCGCTAGTTGCTCCGCTTATACTAGGATTAACTATATTTGCGTTTGGATAGAACGAGCTACTAATAATTGTAGAAATAGTTGCAATGTTATCAGATATCGATGTACCTGCGACGGCGCCGCCAGTTAACCCAGAAATAGTAGTTTGGAAGAAGTGTGTTTGCAATCTAGTAAACTGAGTGTTGGTAATAATTTTTTGCGCCATTGTATTCAAGTATCCAAAGATACCAGACCAGTATGCACTTGGTTGAATGAACGGGATACTATTATTATAGATCCAATACTGCTTTGCAGAATAAACAGACTCTTTATTTCCACCATACATTAAGTCGTAACACAAACTCAATACAATATATTGTATTCTTGTTTGGAAATCAGTATGATTGTACGTCACACTTGGATAGTGGTTAGTAATATACTGCATCAACTCAGCTTGGATAAACGAAATATTATCATTTAACAATGTTGCGGCACTAATTTGACCTTGTGATGTTCCAGGCAATGATCCAAATACTGGCTGAGGAATAATTCCACCGCCAATAATTGTTGTTATAACATCTGTGTTAGTGTCAATTACTGCTTCTGCGCCTGCATTATTAACAACTGCGGGTAATACACTAATATTTTCAATTAAACTATTAATAGAATAATTAGTTTCGCTTACCTTATATCCATATGTTGTAATATGATTTAATATTGCGATGCCGGCTAATATGCTCTGATAGTTAGAACTAAACGCGGCATCGTAAGCAGTTGCTTCTATCAATTGTGTAAAGAACGGAGCAATGTTATAATTTGGATCATCAAGTCTAACTGGATTTAAAGATCCAATAATATTAATAGTTGTTCCAGCAATGATTCCACTATTTGCTAAACTAGGTAATGTAATTAAACCAGTCTGGCCTATAACAACATCCGTTGGTTGAACTAACTTTCTTGTAAATGTTAGGTAAACTTCGTCTGGCAAATCATTATAAAGGATCGTGCCTATCTGTACTTGTGTCGACGATAATCCTAATGTTGTGTTTGGACCAACTGCTGTTACTTTTGTATCTAACGCAATTAATGTCAACGCTGTATCAGTTGTACTGATTACATCACCAACTCGAATTCCAGCTAAACTAGTTACTGTTAGCTTAGTCGATCCTGCTGTACTAATCCCTACTGTTTTTACAGTATGAGAAATTGTAACATACGGGTTATAGTCTTGAATATTATATTGATATTCTGTTGCAACACCGTCTGACACATAAGAATCTACACTATTAGATATCTTGTAAATGTTTAATTGTGTTCCAGCTGTAGGTGTGTATGGTAATGTAAAATCGTGTGTGTTTGCATCAACCACAACATTATAATCAGTATAAGTCGAGTCGTAAGTGTCCCACTTATCTGAATAGAAAGGAACACTATCCCAACCTTGAGATATTTCAAAACCTAATCCGTTAACTATTACACCGCCGTAGTCAATGCCAGTCATCAACTGAGCAAGATCTTTACCTAGTTCTCCTGTAGAAGAATTATAGTAATATTGAATTCTATCAGTTGCGCCTAATAGCGATTCGTCAAGGATATAAGTTACAACAATTTTTGCTCCTTTAACTGGAGCTGTTGTAAATGTAATCTTTCCAGAGTATGTTGTATAACCTTTAACTTTGCTAGGTACAATACTTAAAGTATAAGTATCGCGCAATGCAGAGATTCCATTAATAGTAACTGTGCTCTTACCAATTCTATTATCAGGGCCCCATATTAAAGGAAACTGTAGTCTTGAACCGCTTCCAGTAAATGTTTCAACCTTTTGTATTTGTGTTATATAATATTTTTGATCTATTCTATCAAATTTAATTCCAACATAATTAGATCTAACAACACTTTCTCCAATAACTGCAACTGCTGTTGCTGGAGTGCCAGTTGGCAGTATTCCGCCTTTAATTGTGACTGTAGGAGCAGATAGGTATCCCGAACCTGGTGTTAATAACACTATTCGGTTTACTTTTTCGTTACTAATAAATGCTCTAGCTGTTGCGCCTGATCCACTATTACCTGCAATAATAACCTGAGGTTCTGTAACGTAGCCGTTGCCACCATCTATTAGTTTTAATTCAGTAATTGTAAATCCAACATTGTCTAGCCAGAATTTCCAAGGATAAGTTTCTATAGCAGTATCTTGTGCAACAACTTTTCCGTTTTCTACATGGACTTCTATCAAAGATATTTTATTATTTTCGTAGATAGGTTGTAAGTCAAAGTCTGTAATAGGAAGATGTGCAGGATCAATACTGTCGTAGTTACTAATGTACTCGCGTACTTTAGTTTTATAAGGTTTAACTTCGTTTACGTAATCTTCAAAGTTTGCTAAGTTATCAGGCTTGTATGTTACAGGCTGATCTAAGCTGCCAATATTGTGTTGTGCTTTTACAAAACTAGTTTTAAAGATCCAATCAACATAAGGTTGCTCACTATGTATATAATGAACACTACCAAAGAATAAATCTAAATAGGATCCGTTTAACTCGCCTACAAATATATCATTCTTCAAACTGTCTAAAATAATTCTTAATTCAGTTGCCGCAACCAAGTCGTACGATGCAGAATCGTAAATATTATTATCAAAACCTAGTCCAGTGTCAGCAGAATTATACAACGATGAACTTAATTGTATTGTTCCGTTTTGTAATCCTACAACTGAATAACTTTGTGTCCAGTCAACACTAGTTGAATTTGAATATCTACTTAACAATACCCATCCGCCAGAGTTACTATTTCGAACTTTGACAGTTGCACCAATATTTGGTGTAAGGCTGTTTAGGTCTGCAAGCGTTGCGACAGAAAAATCAGCTATTGAAAACTGACTGTATCCTGTAGCATACCAGTCTGCATAATTCCAATAATTTCTTACATCGTAAGATTGTGTTCTCGATAGTGTCCAGTACCCCGGAGTTACTGTGCCGTTAGTTGCGACTACAGGAGGAATCCATGTGTAGATACTCCAGTTATTGTTGGCATTTGTATCACTTCTTACTAAGGCGCTATAGTTTCTAATAACCATTACAGTATTATCATCGTAACCTTCTCCAGTGGCTACTACTTTAGCACCAGTAATCTGTCCTTTAGAATTAATAGTTGTTTGTACTATTGCACCAGAACCAGAACCAATTACTTCAATGTATGGAGCAACTGCATATCCCTTACCTAACAATGGATTTCCAGTGCTATCTGTGTTAATTATAATTCCAACAATCTTGCCGTCTGCAATAGAAGGACTGATACTTGGTTTTGCAAAGTTACCAACGTTTGCATAATCTAGTTCTGCATAAGTGTCAAATGCAACATCATACAATCCAGTTGTAACTGCTGGAGCAACGTCGTAGCTTTCTAAATTCTTAAGATTATTATTTTCAACTACTTGATTAACTATTAATAATTGATTTGCTTGTTCTACAAATTCTTTTAACGCTTCGAATCTGTTTACAAACATTCCCTGGCGAGGGCGGTTTTCAATACCGTAGCGAATCTTAGGAGGTAGTGCAGGATCAGGAACAGGACGTCCAACTGAATCTTTACCACATAAACTGTCAATCCATTTTTGTTCAATAGGTAATGGAATGTAAGTTGTTGGATCATTGCTTACAAGTGTCCAGTGACCGTGTACGTTCTGATCAGTCTTCTTACCAATCCAATATTCTATACTTAATACAACTTCATCGCTTTTTAAATATTGCTTTGCATTGACTAAACTTAAACTATTAGGACCAGTTAATGCAAGATAAGCGTATGCTTGTCCACGAGGATTTGCAATTAAATTTGCAACATCTTGCGCGGCTAAGTTTCTTCCTGGAGCTGACGGGATAAATTTCTTGTTTTTAACCCAGAAATAATATGTGTTTTTAAACTGCTGTGTGGCTGTGTTAAATGTTTGTTTAACACTATATATTGCATTTCCATATAAGCTAGTACCGCTAATACCCATAGCTGTTCCAGTTGGAGTATCTGCCAGGCTATCCCACTGACTTGGAAGTTGATTATATTTTACCCACTCATACACATCAATACTTGCACCCGGTGCAAGTGTATTCCAGTTAGTATTTTTATAAACAGGATTATTTTCGTATGCATTTAAAAATTTAGCAGTTCTTAAATCCCACCATAGCTGACCAACTTGGTCGTCTTTCCATGCTGTTCCAGAATTAACATTAACAGTAGTATCGCCAACACTATATGTTGCAGGATCGTAGAAAGCTTTGAATTTAATTTCTTCATCTGCTGGACCAGCAATCTTACCTTGCGCTGGATCGATGACATCCAAATATGTAACTAAGGTTCCTAACTTTCTGTTGTATAGGAATGCTTTTTTAATTTTCTTAACATCTGGTTTGTCAATTTCACTATGTATCATAGTCCAAGATGTTTGTCCTGGACGTTTGCCATAGTCATATACTCTACCAGACTGCATTCCTTGATCTGTTCCAAACGGTGCACCGATTAAAATATGGTTTGCACCAACAGCAAATCCTGTACCGTATCCGTCTAGCACACCAGATTCACTTGTAACTATTGCGGCGGTGCCAGTACCTGACCCGTCACCGGTAGCAACAAATGTAACACCAATAGCATTAACACTTGCACCTATTCTTGTAAAATCAGTAGTACCTAATGTAAGAATAGAATATGTATCTCCAACAACAAACTCGCCTGCTGTAGTTACTGGATTGGCTTTACTTAAACTTTCACTAAACACCCAGTTGTTAGCATACTTGTCATAGATATCAATTCTTCCGCTATTAGTTTGACGTACAGTAAATGGTGTAGAATTTTTATCAAATGTTGTTCCATTCTTATCAAATGTAGTTGTAATAAATGTATCGCCGTACTGACTGAAGATTGCCAATGTTTCATAGTTATTCATAAAGGCAATTTTTCTACCAAAGTGTCCGTTAGTCTCTGGCTGATGTGGAACTATTGCTTGATAGAAGCTGTATGTTCCATTATTGTTTTGATAAACCGACACCTGTCCTTGTTGTTTAATCTGTGCTGTACTTACAGTATCATCAGATATAGCAATATAAGACCCATCGTCTGATATTGCCAATTGTATATCGTAATCAACGCCTTCTAGCAACTGAGTTAATTCAAAACCGGCTAAACTATTACCAGTAACTGTTCCAGCATGTGTCTGTGGGCCTAGTGCAGAACTTGCATAGCTAACGCTATTATTTGTCACGGCAGTTACAACAAAAGAACCATTAAACGAACTAGGAGTTACTCCAGTAACTGTAATTGTATCACCTATAGCGAACGGCACTAGATTACGATTTGTAAATGTTATAGTTGCCGTTGTGCCAGTGCCGCTTGCACCAGTTGTTGCAATTACAAGATTATTAGATGCTTTGAATATTGCAACAATCGCGGTAGTTATAGTACTCGCGGCGCTAATTGCTAAAGTAGAATTGTCGTTGCTTATTGCTAGACTATAACCAAAATTCATACCTTCTATAGTGCCAGTATATACTTCAGACCAATCATATCCCCATCCAATTACTGCAAATTCAATAATACCAGACGGAGTTGAATCTGGTGTGCCACTTAGTTGTAGTGTTGTAGAATTTATTACTGCGGTTACTGTTTGTCCACTAGTAAATCCAGCACCTAAAACATACATACCTTCTCTAATGCCAGTTGTACTAGTAACACGCAATGTTGATTCACTACTTCCAACTGGGTTATAAGCAGATTGTGCCTGTACAATCGTAGAATATTTCAACTTGTAAACTCTACCAGTGCTGTTACCGTAACCAGGAGCAGAAACATATATGACGTCATTACCGAACGCAAAACTTGCACCAAAGTTCTCGTTTGAATCAGGTATTGGGCTAGTAATAGTATCTACTAATGCATAAATGTTGTTTGAATCTTTTTTGTACAAACTAACAACACCTTGACCAGCATATCCAGTTTGTGTAGATTGGAATGTCCACTGTCCAGATCCGCTATCAGGAGTATCAGGAGCTTGTTGAGTTCCGGACATTATTCCGCTTGCTGTTGTTAATGGGACAGTTAGCGGGCTTCCTCGAAGCGCAGTAACAGTAAAGCGTGTGCCATCTATAATTGTTGCTACATAATAAATTACACCAGAAACAATTCCACCAAACACAGCTCCATCAAAAATAATTTCATATCCTGCGCCTAGTACACTAGTATCTTCGGTTGTTAAGTAATATGTTCCAGAAGCAGTATTTGTAACTGTAATTGTGACTCGGCCGTACAATTTTGTAGCGGCTTTATATACTTTACTCTTATAAACAACTAATGCCCCAACAGGATAGATTGCTGTTGATTGCCATGTACCGTAACTGTTTACTGGAACATAATATATAGTTTCCCAATAAGATGGATTGGTCGAAGGTACAGTTCGTACAGGAACAACAACTGCCGCTTTATAGTAAGAAATAATTCCTGAATTGTCGTCGGTAATACTTACGATTGCGCCAGGACCGTAGACTGTATTTGGATCATATTCGCCAATATAGTTAGTTACTGCATACCCGGCTTGCGAACTTCCAGTAATCATATACTGGCCGTCTGGAGAAATTGCAATACTTGATGCAATTATATTTCCAGGATTAGGGTTTGTTGTTACATTGTATGTTGTTCTAGAGTTTGTAGAAGTAGCGACCTGACTAATAGTCACGCTGACTCCAACATTAACAGATGTTACTAATGTATCTAATGGGATTCCTTGCCCGGTGATAATACCGCCCACCATGCCTGAAGATGCTCCAGCCATTGCAACTGTGTTACTACCAAGCACAGTACTAGCAGTTACCAAATAAACAGAATTTGTAGCAATGAACGGTGGTTCAATAATTTGTCTTTGTACCCAAGGTAATGCTACGCTAGACTTATCATAGGTGGTAAGTTGGCCGAAACCAGAACCGACTGCTGCCATTGTTCCAAATCTGTTGATTGCAATTACATTTCCAAATTCTAATCCAGCCTGCGGAGCAGAATTATTTAAATATGAGGCATTATAAACTGGGGTGTATTGCCATGTAGCCCATTTGCCGTTACCTTGATTGTCTGTCCATACCAATTCGCCTGGATTTAATCTAGTTGTAAGGATTGTATCAAGAGAATCAATGCTAGATGCACGTTGACTTACTAATGAATAAACTACCAATTGATTAGATTGAGTGAACGGGCTTGGGAATGATTTTAATGTAGCACTAACTGTGAATGTGTTTAATACCACACTAGTAACTTGATAAAATCCTTGGATTGCAGAAACTTGAGATAGTCCTATCCAGTCTCCAACTTTTAACGAAGTTAAATTTGTAGTAGTAAGAGATAATGTATTAGTACTGCTGTTATAGGAAACATCGGTGATAGCAATTTGTATGTCAGTAAATCTATAAACATTCCAACTTGGTCCATCAAACGATACTGAAATGTACGCACCCTCATTGAATGTGGTAATATCTTGATTAGTTAATTCAGACAAGTAACCTAATGAAACAAAAACATCTGACGCATTTGCATAACCAGCACTACGTAAATAAGAATTATACGTGTCTAGCAATGGCCAAGGTTGGCTGTTGTATCCAAGTGGTTTTAGATATACATCGTTCTTTGTTTGTTGAATTATAAATGTTTCATCTAAACTAGTATCATGCAAATTTCTTAACTCAATCCCTTGTGGATTAGTTTTAAATTTTGATTCGTCTAAAATAAATTCAATATTTTCAAATGCTCGGGCGGCACCGTATTGTCCTACACGCAATGCCCATTCTTCATAGAAAGATAAACTTTCTAAATTATCAGAACTTAATACATTGAATAATTTATTCAAGACATTCTGTGTACCCTTTTCTCGGATCATGCCTTGATAGAATTTAAATTCAGTAACATTATCTTGGATAATGTTGTCAAGATATTGACGTTTCTGATAACCAATTAGGTGATGAGACATTGTTTGCTGTCCGCTATCAAAATTATCGCTATCTAAACTGTAGAAATCTTCAAACTGACTTGCTTTGTACGACCAGTTTGGTAATAACTGAGGAGTAGGCTTGTGTGTTAGTTGGGTCCACGCTGTCGGATCAAATGTGCTTGTTCCGACTAATGCGGTTAATGCACTGTAATAAAATCCTTGATAGTTTACAATGTCACCCAACGCATAATCTTTCCAAGATTGCCATTCTTGAATTATTGCTTGGTCAAATATAAATCCTGGAATATCTAGGCCGCCGTACCATTCAACGCTAACATGCCCTGAAACTTTAATTCTTTCTTGTCTATATCCGCTTTCAGGATTATAAATTACATCGTTAAAAATAGTATTATTACTTAATGTAATAACTTGTTCATGTTGTATTAGATAAAAACTTGCTCCGTAAATACCGTCAGCTGTTCGAGGGCTATACGTAACTTCGTTTCCATTTCTATAACTATCTAAAAATTGTGGAGCAAATGGTGTTCCGTCAACTTTAAATATTTCATATTCGTAAAATTGATTTTTAATATCATCTACTACTTCTAAAGTTGTTGTAAATGTTAATTTACTTGCAGATGGACTTAAACTAATTACGCTGTTTCCAACATTACTTAGACCTTCAAGTAATGTATATTTTGTTTCATCAAATACAGATGCTGGTTGCAAATTATATAAGGCGCTATAATAAGAACTGTTATATCTAACTATAGTTCCGTACGGTACTGGAGTATTTGGAGCCCAATCACTCCACTTGTCAGCATTAGGCGACCAGTTTTGTGTAGTCCAGAATAAAAATTCTTTAGCACTAGTTTCCCAGTTAGCAACATGTGAAAGATTTACGTTAAAGTTTTCAAATACAAATCCTTGATCTGTTAGCCAAGCGCCGTATCCAAGTAAAAAATCAACTACATCTTGTGCTGTCCTAAATTCTGTTCCGTAAGGAACTGTAATAGGTTCAGTATTGTCCCATCGTGTTCTAATTGTTGCTGTTGCTCCACCAATTACAGGTAGTCCACCTAACAAGGTAAACATATTAGTGTCAAATGTTGCTCCGGCTGTAACAGTACTTAAAGCTCGATAGTAAGATCTGTTATAGTGAACTATGCTACTTGCAACATATAATTGTCCTGGTGTCCATTCAGTGTAGACTTCACTAACCCCGCCAACGGTGATTGTTGCACCAGATTGTGTGTAAGGATAATACTTAAAGTATGGCTGAGTACGACTATAGCCTTTGACTTCAAATCCGTTTGGCATTTTAGTAATAATAACGCCGCTGTAAGTTATTTTCTTAGTTGGACTAGAAGTGTTTAAAATTATATTATAGTTTTCTTGAGGAACAAATACATTACCTTTACTTAACGGAGTTTTAGAATCTAATAAAAGATTCATTTGATCTTTGCTGGTAAAAGCGCCAACACGATAAGATAATTGAGCTGACATAGTTTGCATGTCAGTAGTATATCGTTTGTATGATTTTACATTATTACTAAAAATAAAATTTAAAATTTGATCAACAATATAGTTAACAACACCAGCAGTTTGAACTCGTGTTGTACTTGAATAGATGCTTGGTAATACAACATCCATTGGGCGAATTCTCAAGTTAGTATCTTTATAAACTAATTGTCCTGCTAGGTTTCTCACTATTCTAGATCTGTCTAATAACAAACCTATAGTTCTAGCCGGTGTTAATAAAATACTAGCAAGTATTACTCCAAATGGGTAATGACTACTACGGCGCCATGCGGCTTCAACTGGGCTGACATCTCCAAAAACAAATCCGTTATCTACATTTTGAGTGATAGGGCCGTACGCTAGTCCTGATTCTAATGGGCTTTTTAACATACCATTTCCGTCTACTGGAATATGTTGCATTAAAAATGGTTTAGCATACTTGCTTAACTTAACTGCTGGCTTGCCTGGTTCTTTTACTAATCCGTCTGCAATGTCTTGCCACATTGGAAGGTTATCACCAGTGTACGGTGCAGGACCGTACAAGCCTTGCCACCATGAAGGCTCTAAACTAAAACCTAACATTTCCCAAGGAGTTAAATTTGGTCTATCTGTATCTAGTAAGTAGCGATAGATTCCTCTCCAATATCCTGGAACAGGGTTTCCGTCTGGGTCTGCTGTTTGTGAATAGTTATATGTAAATGTATTATTAAGACTATAGCTTAACGGTTTAGTAAAATCACGACCAGATAATGTAGTCCATTTATAAAAACTAGGAGCTAGTACTGCGTTAAACTCTGCTAAACTATAATCATTAGTTTTGTTATAGGTTGGAATAACGTCTGCAATATCAAAAATAGTAGCATCATATTTTACTTTGATATTATTAAAGATACGTTTTTCTAATTCTAGAATTAGTGCATCTCTGTAATCACCATATGCTAATACTTGGCTTCCATCGTGACCTTGTATCATCACTCTAGGTGTTAAGTATGTGGTATCTGTATAAATTTTTGGTGCATACGCAGGCCACATACCGTACTTGGTAGGTGTTGCTGGAACAAAACAGCCGTCAGTACTATCGTACTCAACAGTTGTAATAGTATCCCCAGTATGCATATCTACACGATCATCAATGATTACAAATCCCTGATTGTTAAATGTGTAGTCGTGTCCGTGGACTAATTGTACTCCATTTAAATAAATGCCAACTGCTTTGTTAGAAAGAGAATCTAATGTGAATACTGCACTTAACGGATATTGTTTTATTCTACTATCTACAACTGATAAATCAGTATTGACACTAGCACCGTAAGGAATCATATCACTAAAGTAATAAGGTGCAGTAGTTGGACGATCCTTGTTTATTTTTTGCATTATTAAATTGACAATTGTAACTGGATCTCCGTCAATACCTAAGTTACTAGCAATTTTAATAAAATTTCTTTTAAAGTTATTATAATCGTCTCTACTTTGTTCTAAAGAACGAACAATATTATTTGCTTCAGATGTAATATGATATATTGCAGTGCTTAAAGGTCCGCTATGTTGGACAAACTTTGTTCCGTACTGTGTAACATTTCCTAAATCTCGTAAATTTCCAGGACCTGGAAAAGTACCAACAAACGTTGTTAAATTATCTACAATAGAGTTTACATGGTCGGTAACTTCACCCAATGTAAAGTCTCCCATGATATTGTTTAAAGGATTATTTTGTAAATTCAATGGAATTTCGTAATAACCATTGTCATTAATTGGCTGAGCGGCAAACGCTCTAATAGTAACAACATCACTAGTTCCAACTGGGGTGTTTAAAGATACATATTTGTAATATGATCCATCATTTAATGTCCATAGTGTTGGGTCTAGACGAATTCCGTTAATATAAACTTTTACAACTAAGTCGTCAAGATTTGTAATATCATCAAAAATATCAACATTGAAGTTATTAGTTAATCCTGAATTTTTGTAAATTCTGATCGCGGCTTGTGTATTTGGTGCAGTACATACTTGCCAACCGTTTTTATAAATTAATTTACCAGCATAGTTTTGACTTACAAGATAACCTACATTAATATTTTGTGTAAGAACTAGAGTAGATTCTTTATACTGGAAGCTGTCTGTAGCAAGTGTAAAATTGAAAACAATGTCTCCAATATTGCTAATATTTCTATAGCTTAACGGGAATCCTAGTCGACCATCGGCTACACCTGAACCAACTTTATAAGAGAATAAGGTTGTTCCTTTAAAAGTAGAACCGTTATACACAGAATTATCACTATAACTAACGCCATTGGCATCGACAATATCAAATAAAGGTGCTTGATTAATTGTAGTTTTTTGTTGTCCTAGTACCCAAGAGCTTCCGTCATAGTAAAAACTCTTTCCTTGATACTTTACTCCAGACTTAACTAATGTCACTTGATTTAACACAGGATCAAGAACTTCAGCCAAGTGAATCTGACGACTACCTGAACTTAGGTGCAACACATCTAAGAATTGAACTTCAAATACTTTATTTCTTACTAGTCTATCTTTATCTGCTGTAAAGATAATACGTTGCCCTTGCGCTAAATTAACGCCGTCTACATTATAACCAGACTTTCCTTCAATGTCTGTAAATGCATCTTTTGTAAAATCATCAACAATATCAATATCTGTAATAGCAGTTGTACCTGAATTAGCTAATTTTAAATTTGCTTCAAATTCAATAATAGGTCTTACTGCTCTAGCGGTTTGATCAATACTTGCAACATTTCCGTTGAAGGCGGCACTAGCTGTAATAACATCTTTATGGAACCAGCGATTGTATCGACTCCAGTTGTTATAATCATTACTTGCACGATTAATTAAAATGTAGTCTGCTAATCCTGCAAACCCAGTAGCATCACTGAATGGATTATTATCAAACTTATCACTGTCAAACGGAATTGTTTGCTCTGAGGTATAAGAGTTAATAACTTCCAATGTAGTTGTTGATATCAATTTGATAGAAACACCGACGCCTTCAACATAATACTCGCCAAGTGCATATTCAGCAGGTGTTACATTTCCTACAAATGCAACTTTCATGCCGTTACTAAGTTGAGTTCCGTCAGGTAACTTGTAGTGTTTTTTTCCTAACAAATCGTGAGTAACATCAATATAAGAATCATCTACAATAGATAATACTTCAATTACTCCGCCTAAGTTAATATCGGATTCGCTCTGATAGTACAAAATTGTAGGAGCATCTAGAGGAACTGTAAAAGTTAATGTTCCAGTTTCAATCCCATAGCCACTGATAAAATCATTTACATATCTGTCAGATTTACCGACACTTCTAGCTGTCTTGATACTGAATGGATTTCCAGGGCTGTTAATTTCAAAATTATAAGTTTGCCCTCTATAAAATTTCAATACAGGATTACGTGTAAATCCGTTAGGAGTAAACAAATACTCGTTATTATTAAGTTCAGATTCAATAGTTACAGTGTATGTACTTTCAATTGCTTTAACTTGACCAGGAACTTTAATAGTCTCAGGGCCGTACGGTAACCAGTAATAATTTTGAAAGTTGACAAATTTATCCCAATCAATATGCGGATCCCAAGAATAAAATTCTTGTTTGTTTAGTCGTGCATGGTTTTTAGTATTGCCACCAAATACACTAATTTGATTTATATAATCAATATAATCTTTAAAGAAGGTTGTGTTGCCTAGGCTATCTTCAATTGTGATACTAGGTTCAAACTGATAGTTTTGTCTTACTGCATCTGGTGCTTTTAAGTAAACATCAGAACCTGTGGCACTTTTTGCATTTTCACGACCAATATACCCGTTAACTTTTTTTACTGTTCCGGGCTGAAACAACTGATCAACAGTTGCTTGTAAGAATTTTTTATTGGCACTTGTTTGATAAAATGTTGGTAAAAGATTTACACTTAATCCTACATTGCCTTTCTTTGCGTCTTGACTATTAGCCATTAGTTACCCCAAAAGTTGCGCTGGTTATATTTTGACTTGTTACTAGTGAGTTCAGAGCTTGCCCTGTTACTGTTTTAATATTATCCGATGTTAGTCCTGCAACAATATTAATATCCGATGCAGTTGCACAACTAACAAATATACGGTCGCTTGGACATTGTATTTCAAATAAACTTCCAAAGTATTGAGAACCTTGTTTTGGCACAATTACAAAGTTTGTAATATCTGGTGCAAGTTGTGTCATCACATAGGTCGATAATTCTGTAAAGTAGAATGTGTCTCCAAAATTCCAATTTTCAAGTGCAAAGAATCGATTAAATGCTGTAATAATTCTTGCAATTATATCATTATCACTTGCAGTACTACTTGGATTTCTTACCACATTAAATGTTGCTTGTAAATTAAGATCTGCTTGGCTACCAAACAATAAAATATAGCTCACTGGATGATAGATAATTTCGTCTGAAATAGACTTAATTAAATTTAAATCGCTTCCTAATAAACTGTTTAGTTCATTACTACTTGGCGGCATTGGCTTGCTAATATTAGCACCACTTAACCATTGTCTAAATTGTGTATCGTATGCTGTAGTTAAAATAAAGATGTCCATGATGTTACTTGCACCTGGATCAATTCTAGAATTATAATCAGCATTATGTGTATACTGGAATTTTAAGTTATCTCTACCAACATAAACTTTATAGTCTAACGTTGGATTTAATGTACTAGTAGCGGCATTGTATTTTTTAACAACTTGTTTGTCTGTAAAATAAAAATACTGACCATCTTTGTATTGAGTAAGAGCACCAACGTTTCCTTGTGTGTTTAAAATAATCACAAGAGATTGGTCGTTTGGTACATAACGATAGTCTTCTTGGCCTTCAGTTATTAGATAACGTTCTTGAATTATGTATTTTTCTAAAGCGTTTGTACCAGGAGCAACAATATCTAAAAATAACTGTGGGTTATCAACAATGCCGTTATTTTCACTATCAGCAAAAGCTACAACAATTTTTGTTGGATCAATATACCCGTCTTGGCCAGTATATTCTGCAATAATTTGCCAAGGCAAATCAACTGTAAATGGTTGTGTGCTGTCTGGTTTTGTATTAATACTTAGAATTTTTAAACTATCTAATATAGTATTACTTGAAACTATGTCGTAAACTTTCTGTGTACTATCAAAATAGAAAGTCACTTCTTGATCACTTTCAAAAATATAACGTAGTAAACGAGAACTTACTGTATAGTATTCGTTGTTAGTAGTGAATAGTAACAACCAACTAGAGTCTTGTTGGGTGTTGGTAACATCGCCTTGATTACCAAGACTGAATGCACTTGATGTATTCAAATTAGTTTCAAATACTATTTGCCATGTTTGTGTTGTAGCATCATAACGCAAACCAAATGGTTTATTGTTGAATATTAAATCAATCATTGTAGTTACAATAGACGGTTGTATTGTAACATTTAATTGTGGAATGATTTGACTAATAATTGCACCAGTAGGAATTACATGGTTTAATGTTACTGCTCCAAATCCTGTTGATAACTTTCCATTACCGCTAGCTGTTCCGTCTGTAGTAATTGATACAACTTGTGCCCATACATAAGATACAGCACCTGCCGCAGTAGCATCTCCAGTTAACAACATATTTTTGTCAGTTGTGTCAAAATATTTTCCTGGGGGTGCAACAAACTTTACTAACGCACCAGTAGTAAAATATTTTAAGTCTGTACTTGTATAAGATCCAAGTTTATAAGGCACTGCGTCTGTTGATGATCCAACATAACCAGTACTACTATTACTGTCACTGGTTACATTATACCATGCAATGTTTAAACTTTCTGTAATGTAGTTAATATAATTTGCATAATAGAAATTTCGCAAATCAGGTGTGTTTAAAATTGGAAATATAGTATTATAAACGATTCCTTCAATATCTGTTTTTGTTAGATATGAAAAATTCAAAGTTGATACATATGGCTCTTGATAGATAATACCGTCATCTGCAAATAAATTTGTAGTACTGTATTTTCCTGTTGGGTCAACTAAATCAAAATAACGACTAATACCACTGCTTGTTCTATTAACAGATTTAACTTTTGCAACTTTTTGTGTAACTGACAACGGACTAATGTTGTAGTCTTCGCCAGTAACCATTCTGTTTTGTGTATAATAAGTTTGCGGAGCATTTGCTTTGATGCTTGCATTTGTTTCTGTTCCAGAACTGTTTGATACACTACTGACAAGGCCAAGACTAACTGTTAGAGTTTCAGTTTGTCCTTGGTTGCTTGTATAAGGAATAGTGATTAAAACATTTAAAATGTCCGATGCATTGATAGTATAAGACAAGTTATTACTTGTTCTATAATAAACTCTAAAATTACCTAGTGGTAATTGTCCAAACACACCGTCTGCAAAACTTAAAGTGATTGCATCGCCTGCGCGGGTTACAACATTATAAATGGTTTTAATTTTGTTGTTTAAATTATTGTAAATTATATTGTTGCCTGTAAGTGCCGGTACTTGAGTCCATAGTGTACTTTCAAGTCCTGACTTTTGATCAATAGAATATAACCATACATCTGTGTTGTTGATGTTTTGTGTGTTAACATCAATAGTTTCATTCTTTGTAGGCTGTGTAACTACAAATGTTCCTTGATTTAATACACCTTGTGTAAAGTGAAAGAAGAAACCTGTGTTAGCACTGCCTGCTCCAAATCCGTCATCACGATATACACAAGCAATCTTATTAGAAATTTTTGGAGGTTCTTCGTAGATAAAAGTTTTTCCAGCAAACGTAGTGCTAGTAACTTCAAAATTCATGCTTCGTCCAGCAACAGTCTTAGTGAATCCGTATGTAGGAACGTTCGTATTGGCTCCGTTAAATCTGTATTGTCCTGTGTTGATTCCGTAAATGCTTGCTTGATCGATTGGATTTCCAAACTGATTTGTAGTTAACAATGCCGCATTTATCACTTTAATAAACTGATCGTACCAGTTAGCATTACTCGGGTCATTCCAAGTAATATATTGTCCTGATAAGTTAATACCATTGCTATCAAGTACTGTTTCTGTTGTACTAATAGTATTAATTTTTAGTAGTCCTGTGGCGGCTACGTTTCTACTAGGATTATAACCAATCATACGTGCTAAACGCAACACGCTATCGCGACGTTCTGCTAGTTCTAAGAAGTTTTCACGAGCATTTAAGTCAACGCGGAAGGCAATGCTTTGTCCGATAAACGCAATAATATCAATTAATGCCAAGTATTCTGAGCTTTCAATGTAATCATTAAAATCTTCAGGGAAATTTGTACGGATATAATCAATCATTGTACGGCGAAGATTCTCAAAGTCATAACTTTGGAAGTCGGCGTTCTTAAATGATTGATAAATTTTCTGCCAGTCTTCGCTCACTAGCAGGTTGTTTAGTCTATCCGTTGAGCTCATAATATGTCCTAATAAGTGTATTTATTGAAATAAATTATGTGCGTAGTTTATTGTACAAGTAATCCGTTGGCTTGATCGAACTTTAATTGGATAGTTTCTTGCAAGTTATATTGCGTATATTTCAATGTGTATTGTATTTGTAACCCAGTATCGTAGGGTAATACTACAACATTTCCGGCTTGAACTCGTGGGTCAAAATTGATTATTTCATTAACATTTTGTAATATTAAATCCTTAATTGTTTCAGTTAAAGGCTCGTATAGCAAGTCCCAGATGATGGTTCCAAATGTAGGATTCATCAGTCTTTCGCCCTGACGTACATAAAAGTGATTCAGTAAATCCTGCTTGATTAAATCAAAATCATACAATGCAAAGTTTTCGGTGTTTGTACTTACGGTACTGAAACCTTTGTAAGTTTTAGGTGGAGCTACAGAAGTACCGCCAATTGCCGGTAATGTGATTTTGTTATATAAATTAGAAGCCATTAACTTCCTCCTTGTACTTTGTTAAAAGTATCTGTTGTCGTTGTGTACATTCCAAAGGCAGCTGGGGGCGCTGGTGGAGTAACTTTTGCGGCTGCTTTTGTCTTTGCTGGTGTAGATGCTGTAGGATCTAAATTTTCGTGTCCTGCCCATGGTTCTGTTTGTGGAACTCTATTTGCCTTATTAGCTTTAGTTGCGGCAGGGCCATTCATATCAATTTTTCCAGCAGTTTCATAATGGTGTGCGCTATTAATATTAGTGTTCTTAGTTGCTGTCATATTAGCATTACCAGTAGCATTTAAATTAATGTCACCAGTTGCTGTTAAATTAATATCCCTATCAGATGTGATATTAAAATCATTTGCAGTATGCATACTAATACTGTCTTGTGCATAGATATCAATTTTGCCGTTACTAGTTAATTCTATCCAGGCTGTTCCACGACTGTTAGTAATGTAAATTAAATCTTCACTATTGTGTAAAAGAATTTGGTGTCCGGTACGTGTGCGAATGCGGAATAATTCATTATGAGGAATATCAGGTTTACCTGAATAATCACCTTGCTCTACTGCCGCATATTCTGGAGGACCTTCTCCTGCTTTAGTTTTTCTTAAAAACTTATCATCGCCGTCATCCATTACAAATGTAGTTCCACCTAATCGGCTAACAGGTGCATTAGGAATTAAATGTTCAATTTTTCCAACAGGTCCTTGTTTTGCACCAGGACGTTTATCTAATGGCCCCGGAGTACTAATACCAAATACCATGCTAGGTGTTTCTCTACGAGCACTACTTGTAGTAATGCCGCGGATGTCGTCTTTAATTAACCCTTGAGCATTTAAAACATCTGCTAAAGGATGTGTTGGTTTTTTAATCTGCGTTGCATCTGATGGAGTATCATTAACTTGTTTGTTATATTCTGCAACTGGTGCTCTTGTATAAGTGCCTTCAACATTATTCTGTGTAGCCGCAATACCTGGCAACATAAAATTCATGTTTTCATCTTGTACACACCCCATCCAGTATCCTTGACGAGGATCTCCATCAATAAAAAATACAATTACAGTGGTACCAGGATCTGGTGGAATCATCCACATACCATAACTTTTTTGTGTGTTGTTATAGTCGTTTGGATCTTGAGAAACATGTTTAACACCGGTGACTCCGTAAAACGGACTCATGTATTTTACTTGATGCAGTTGGCTTTCAACACCGTCGCCACCTGCCGGTCTTAAAATTTCAACTTCTAAAATTCCCATGTAAGTAGGATCTAGATGACTTACTACTCGTGCTAAAAACGGTCCCGGTTTTTGTTCTGAATCTTGCGCCGGTGCATAATCATAATTCTTATCTGACATTAGCCTTCTCCCCATCCATTGTTAGAAATTGGAGGAGGTGCTTTAGGACCTTCACCGTCTGGGTTGTTTGGATCAACTTTAGTAGCTGTTGTATTAAACGGTGTTCCTGTTTTAGACAATTCTTGTCCGGGACGTCTAAATCCAATTAAATTTTGTGTAAACTTGCCTTGTTTAAAATGGCTTTCCACATTATTAATACAGTATAAACCGCTGAATGCCATCACTGGTGCTGTTGGTGTTCCGCCAAAGTTATATAAACCTGTAGTTTGATTAATATCAATAGGTGTTCTAAAATTAACAACAATGTCTACTTCACCATTTTGATAATTCATACTACCATCTGCATTGAGATTGCTATATTGACTTGGAGGTGAAGTATAATTTCCAGCACCGCTTTGCATAATAAAGTACGGGTCGCCTATAATTTCCATATTAAGTTGTAACATATCAGTGCCGCCATTGATGGCATCATGCCATACGCGAGCCGCACGAGTTTTCTGATCTTCAGTTCCGCCGCCACCTTTGCCGTCAGTTGCCTGATTTGTTCCAGAGTATTTGTTTGTCGTAGGATTTGTTCCAGCTTTACCAGTAGGAGCATTACCGTCTGCTAGAGGTACAGAAGTAGCGACTGTCTTTTCTTTTGTGCCGCCTTGAGCTGCCTCAAGTTTTTGTCCCTGAGTATTAGCTAAACTACCAGCAGGCAATGTTGTACTAAAACTTGCGTTATATTCTATATCAAATTTTATCACATCAATGTTTTTACCAGTATAGATATAATTGTATTCTTTAACTGCCTGCGCTTTTAATAATTCAAATCCAGGTGCTTTAGTATTTGGCGGCATTATCTTACTAGTGTGTGCTTCAAAAGGAATAACTCTATAGATAATTAATTTAGGCTTCTTACCTGTATTCTTTTCAATTTCACCAATATTATAAACTTGAGTATCAACAGTCCACCACTGGCGCATACCAGTAGGTGTTACATTCTTTTCTTCCAATGCTTTTTCTGCATACTCGCTTTTTAGCATTACTTGATTAATGGAGTTTATTATGTCGCTATCTTGTGTAAATTTAAACTCACTAACTGTAGGATCAATTGTATTCTTTCCACGAACATATACTTTACCCTGAGGATCGTATTGTTTATTTTCTTGGCCGGTACTAGGATCTCCTTTTTTCTTTTCATTAAATGCTAAAGATGATATTCCTAGTGGATTGCAATTTGCGGCAGATTGTACAAGTGTTTTATTTGTTGGACTTCTTGTAAGTCCTAATTTTGTAAACACAGACGACGCTGTAGGAGAGTCAGTAGCCTGTGTTGCGCCAGTTGTACTTTCAGGGGCTGTAGTATCTGTAGCAGGAGTTTGTCCAGAAGAAATATCTTTTGGAAACATTATTATAATTTCATCTGCTACTGTTACAATCTTATCTTGTTTCATTTTTTGCAATCGTTGATTGACTGCAACTTGCAAACTTTTATCTCCTGTTTGCAATACTTCCTGTACAGTAGAACCTTTTACTGATACATCTGTTTTTAAACTAGCATATTCTGTAGTATGAGCTTGTCCGCCTTGAACAAATGCTTCAACATTGTACACAGATCCTTTTTCATTAACTTTCATTGTTAAATTTTGAAATTTAAAAACTAGTTTACGTGTAGTATTAGGAATATTTGCCATTGCACCAGTTTCTGTGTTGCCCCTAAATTCAATAGTCAGCAAGTATGGAGCATCACGCCAGTTCTTATGTCCTGTTTGATCTGCGGCTTGTTGGCAAGCAATGTAAAATAAACCCATGCTGTAAGGTTCGGTGATATCAAATGTTATGTTTGTAACAGCTGAGTTTTTGCCTCCGTTACCACTTAAGACTCCTTTAACTTCTAAGTTGTCTATAAAAAAATCAAACTTTCCGTAAGGAGTGTTTACTCTATTATTTGGGTCTGCGTTTGCAGATTTACAAATTAACAAGTACTGTGATGTACTCATGTACAATGAAGGATTTTTTAATTGTTCGTCAGTTAAACATCCAATGCCTAAAACGTAGTCGTAGCTAGCATAAGAAAATAACGGATTAGGCATTGGTAGTTTTACACCTGCAAGCGGTTTTATAAAACTAGAAATAGATTGAAAGATTCCAGATATTGAATCTCCAATTGCGCCTAACGCACTTGCAGGACCTTGAGATATAAAATTGCTTACGCTAGTACTAGCATTAGATATTGTATTGCCAAGAGACTGTGCGCCGGCTTGAACACTGGCTGTTGCTGAATCTACTAAACCTGGTAATCCGTCGAGACTCATCTTATAATCCTAATACTGCTGTTAATCCTGATCCTTTTGGTATGTATATTTGTTTACCTGGAATAAAATCAAGGATAGGATCATGTAATACATCAAGGTTACGTTGAATGAAAACCCACCATAGACTTGCTTGACCATAAAGGTCAAATGCTAATAAATCAGGTCGGTATCTATATTGTGGTTGTATAGTATACAAAAAATCATCTTGAGCAGAAGCAACTGGACGAATCGTTAAAACGTCTAAGTAATTATTAGTTACTGGAGTTGTATACCAAGGACTGGTATTAGAGTAATTCGCTGCCATATTAGATATATCCAAAACTATTGTTAAGATAACCACCTTGAACAAATCTATCAAGACTAAAGTTCTTAACACTATTTCTACTGTACATTGGAACTAGTGTAACTGTAAAACTACTTTTTGTTGGAACGTGTGCAACACCACCGCTTGTTGTTCCTCCTAAGCCAAATGATCCAGCTAAAGAAGCAACCTGGCCGATACCGCCTGCTAAACTACTTACCGTATCTGTGATACCGCTAAGGCCAGGAATGGCTCCGCCTAAACTACTTGCTAAACCGCCTACTGCATCTGCAACACCTGCGGCTGCTCCTGCGGCACTACCTACAACATTAACGCCAATGTAATCACAAGTTGCATCTAACTGTGTTGAAAAACTTGTAACTGCTACTGGGACATTTTTAAAAACATAATTTCCATAACCATTTAACATGACAATAGGAGGCGGATTGCCGGCCTTTGGATCAGATCCTGTGAACATTTTGGTTAAGCTTCGTAAATAGTGTACCGCGGCAATCCAGTATAATCCTTGTGTAGGATCTTCAACGTTCATAGGAGCTGTGATAGTAATTTCGCCTGGATCACTATTTTGAAATGCTCTAAATGTATGATTAGAATGCGTTACAGGAATAGTAGTATATGTTGCCTTGCTAGAAATATTAATTTGAGGAGTGTACGGAAAAATTAAACCACCGGCATCTTTTAATGGAGCAAGTACTGGGCTATTTCTAAAACTTGGCCATGTTGGAAGACTTAATCTAACACGCCAATCATTTGCATTAGCATCACCGCCAAAGCTAGCAACTGCGCTAGTAATGTCTCCAATTGCTTCACCAGCCGCTGGTAAATCAATACTACGGATTGCGCTCATTACGCCTCCGCTAGCATACCCAGCACTAAGAGCACTGGATAAATTGCCTGCAATATTAACTGCGCTTGCGGCTGCTCCAATCGCGTTTTGTGAGCTGGTAACTGTTTGTATCAAATTGTCGCCGAATGCCATAATAATATTCCTTTTGGTGTATTATTTATTTGACTTTATTAACTGCGTAGTTTATAATTAACCTATCATAGGACTGAGAACAGGATGACAGCAAAAGTTAACTACCTAAACAACAAGGATATGTTGTTAGAAATACACAAATCAAAAAGCTCATATTGCGTTTTTACCAAACCAGAATATCACCAATATGACATTATTTTGCCAAGTTTAGACAAAATAAACATACGTAGTGTAGCCGAAGCTAAAAGGAATCGTGCGAAAAGAATAGGAGATTTGGACTATCAAACTCGCAAAAAAGCCGGCGAAAAAGTCAAACAAGCAGACTGCGAAGTGGACTATAAAAAGATTGCTAAGACAGATTTAGTCTTTAGAATCATGACGTTTGATCATATTCCGCTTAATAACACACGTAAAAAGAATCCTAAAAGCGTAGCAGATCATCGCGATAAAGTAAACTTTCCACCGTTCCAACATTGGAAGTTTGACGAAAACGATGAACTAATATGTGTCGGAAAATCACACTGGAAGGGCGATTTAGAAAAGGGCAAGTTCGATAAGGATGCTGGCCAAATAACTAACACCTTAGCTAGGATGATGTTAAAATTATGTGAGCGTTACGCTACTCGCGGTAACGTTCGTGGCTACACATATAACGATGAAATGAAGGGACAAGCTATTCTACAGTTGACACAAATTGGCTTACAATTTGACGAAAGCAAGTCGGATAATCCGTTTGCTTATTTTACTGCGGCTGTAACTAATAGCTTTGTTCGTGTTATTAATATCGAAAAACGTAACCAGAATATTCGCGATGATATTTTAGAAATGAACGGCATGAACCCAAGTTATAGTCGTACTGGCGCTGGAGAACACGCCGCGGCTATGAAACGATATGAAGGCGATTCTAGTGAGTAATTTATTTAAAAAAGCGGCATGTTTTACAGACATACACTTTGGACTTAAATCCAATAGTAGTGTACACAACCAAGACTGTGAAGCATTTGTAGATTGGTATATTGCAAAAGCTAAGGAGGAAGGTTGTGATACTGGGATTTTTCTGGGCGATTGGCATCACAATCGTAATAGTCTTAACATTACTACTATGGACTACTCACTTCGAGCATTGGAGAAACTTGGACAAGCATTTGATAACTTTTATTTCTTTCCTGGCAATCACGACCTTTATTATAAAGATAAACGGGATATCCACTCAGTCGAGTTTGGCAAATATATTCCCGGAGTCACAGTGGTACATGAACCGACTACCGTTGGGAACGTTACACTCTGTCCGTGGCTTGTCGGCGACGAATGGAAGTCATTAAAAGACTCTAAAAGCAAGTATATCTTTGGGCATTTTGAACTTCCATTGTTCTATATGAACGCTATGGTACAGATGCCAGACCATGGTGAATTACAAGCGGCTGACTTGAAAGGCCCCGAGTATGTATTCAGTGGGCACTTCCATAAACGTCAGCAACAAGGCAACGTTGTTTATATTGGAAATGCATTTCCACACAACTATGCAGACACTTGGGACGATGAGCGTGGCATGATGGTATTAGAGTGGGGTGGTAAACCTGAGTACTTTAGCTGGGACAATCAACCCACATTCCGCACACTGAAATTAAGTGAATTGATCGACGGTGCAGACGAAATCATTAAACCTAAACAGCATCTACGTGTAACTTTAGACATTGATATTACCTACGAAGAAGCTAGTTTTATTAAAGAAAAGTTCATGGCGGACTACGACATTCGCGAGCTTACTTTAATTGCAGAAAAGAAAGAAATAGAGATTAACACTAACATTGACATCCAAGCATTTGAAAGTGTGGATCAAATTGTTAGCAGTCAAATCATTAATATCGACAGTGATACTTACGACAAAAACACACTGTTGAGCATTTATAATAGCCTATGATAAAATTAAAAGAACTTACCGTTAAGAATTTCATGAGTGTGGGCAACCAGACTCAAGCTGTAAATTTTGCCCAGCAAAACTTAACTTTAGTCTTGGGAGAAAACTTAGACCAAGGTGGAGATGACAGCGGAAGTCGTAACGGAACAGGTAAAACTACCATTGTAAATGCCTTGAGTTATGCGTTGTTTGGTAATGCTTTAACTAACATTAAAAAAGATAATCTTATCAACAAAATTAACAACAAGGGTATGTTAGTCACGCTTGCGTTTGAAAAAGATGGTACAGATTATCGCATTGAACGTGGTAGAAAACCCAATGTTTTACAGTTTTTTGTCAACGACCAAGAACAAGAAACAGCTGAAACAGATGATGCACAAGGTGACGTCAGAGAGACACAAAAAGACTTAGATGACTTGCTGGGCATGAGCCATGATATGTTCAAGCACGTGGTTGCTTTGAACACTTATACCGAGCCTTTCTTGAGTATGCGGGCTAATGATCAGCGGGTAATCATTGAACAATTACTAGGTATTACATTGCTATCTGAGAAAGCAGAAACTCTAAAAGAAATGATTAGATTGACCAAAGATCAAATCACACAAGAGTCTGCTAATATCGAAGCAACTAAGAAAAGTAACGAAAAAATACAGTCTAGCATTGAAGGATTGTTCACAAGACAAAAGGCTTGGAATAATCAGCATACCCAAGAAGTTGAAAAAATTGCCCGTGCTATTGTAGAATTAGAAAGCGTAGATATCGAAGCTGAGCTTGCGAAGCACACGGAGCTGAAAGCGTATTTAGACAAATCAGCGAAGCTGAAAAGCCTAGAAAAGGAACGTGCTACTTTAGATAGCGCGATAGCGCAAGCGGAGCGAAGCGTCACGAAGTATGATCGCGAGCTCGGCTTATTGGCAAATAAGACTTGTCATGCCTGTGAGCAAGAATTACACGATCATAAGCATGAAGAAATGACTGCTGTCGCACAAACACACCTCGATGAGGCCAGAAAATATCACGATAAGGTCCAACAAGATTCTGCAAAAATTCAAGCAGAAATTCTAGCTCTTGGCGAAATCAATGGGCGACCTAACACATATTATGACACAGTGGAAGAGGCCTTTAAACATCAAAATAACTTAAAAACTCTGGAAAATCAGCTGACTATTAAAGCTGGTGAGACAGATCCTTACCAAGAGCAAATTGACGAATTGACCGATACTGCACTACAAGAAATCACTTGGGACAAGGTCAATCAACTTAATACTATCAAGGATCATCAGGAGTTTTTGCTTAAATTGCTAACGTCAAAAGACAGCTTTATACGTAAAAAGATCATAGATCAAAACCTAGCGTACTTGAACAATCGTCTAACTTATTATCTTGACAAAATGGGCTTGCCGCATACTGTCTTGTTTAAGAATGACTTGACTGTGGAAATTACACAGCTAGGGCAAGACTTAGATTTTGACAATTTAAGTCGAGGAGAACGTAATCGTTTAATCTTGTCGCTGTCGTGGGCATTCCGCGATGTGTGGGAAAGTTTGTATCATCCTATCAACTTGTTGTTTGTGGACGAGCTAATTGACAACGGCTTGGATGCGGCTGGAGTCGAGGGCGCACTGGCAGTATTAAAGAAAATGTCGCGTGAACGCAAGAAGAATATTTTCCTTATTTCACACAAGGACGAACTAATCGGACGTGTGAACAATGTACTTAAAGTTGTTAAGGAAAACGGCTTCACGTCGTATGCTAACGACTTGGAAATCAATGAGTAAACACGTTGAGCCAAGTCCATACCAAAATGAAGAGTCGCATGAACGACTCATGGCGGCGTTTAAAGAATATTTTAAGGCTAATCAAGATTGGCAGGCAAAAGGCACACGTAGGGCAGGCGAAAATATGCGCTATTGGTTGGCGCAAATAAGAATTATAGCAAAGGATCGTAGGGCACACGTACAGCAATATCGTGTGTGGCTGGACAAGGACAAGGCAGCTCGTAAGGCAAACCAAAAAGGCTCATCGGAGGACTCGGCAGACACTAATTAGTGTATGTCTTGGTACTACGAAAATCAAATTGTTGAAGAACTTCCGGAAGATTGTGTTGGGTTTGTATACATTATAACAAACACATTATCCGGGCGTATGTACATAGGCAAAAAACTAGCAAAATTTTCTAAGACTACCTATAAAGTAGTCAAATTAAAAAACGGCACAAAGAAGAAAAAGAAAATCCGTGGTAAGATTGACAGCGATTGGCGCACCTATTATGGTAGTAGCCCAGAGCTTACAAAAGATATCACGCAGTTAGGTCAAGAAAACTTTCGCAGGGAAATACTATTTTACTGTAAATCCAAGGCAGAAACGTCATATATAGAGGCTCGTGAACAATTCAGCCGTCGTGTGCTGGAATCAAATGACTATTATAACGGTCATATTCAAGTGCGTGTACACGGTTCACATATACTCAAATCATAATAATTTAGGCTCGTTACATCACCAAATAAGCCCGCACTGGCGTTGATATAGTGTCCGTAATCCGTTCTGATGTGTGACGGTAAGGTAGTTCTGCTTGGTGACAGAGTTATAAATCACTATCCTTAACAGGACGCGGATGAGATATGCCATAACTCATTTGATTTATAAGGAGTAATCGCTGGCTAAAAGAGGGGTAGTGGCCCCACGTTTACAAATATGTTAGCGTATATTTGTAAGCCGCCGTCATATAAAGACAGCATGAGCAGGTACCGGATGACCGCCTGTGTTTTAGTGCTAACGCTAAGTGATATTGTTCGACTCAGATAATGTCCAAAAAATACTTTGCCCTGCCTGGGCAAAGTGTGACTGAACGATCTAGATAATATCTTTAACGCTTCGCGTTTAATTAACTACTAACTACTCTTTAATAGAACTTGAATAGTTCGAGCGAAAGCGATGAACAGAAGAACGCAAGTTCTTCTTTAAAGTAACGATAAATATCTTTATGAAACTTCACGAATTACTTGATAATGACTCCTTACGAACTAATGAAGGACTAGCATCTTGGTTAGTTAAAACAGGTGCTAAGATGGGAGGCAAAGCTGCCGTTAAAGCTGGACTTAAAGGGTCTGCTCCTGCTGCCGAGAAAGTGGCTACAAAAGTTGCAAAGTCTGGTGTAGTAGACAAAGGATTTAAAGCCATATTTAAAGTAGGCGAAATCGTCAAGTGGCTGGTAAGCATTGGATTTGGTTATAGTGTAGCCAAACCAGTTTATGACTACTATACAAATGTTAGCAAAGCTGAAGACAACTACAAAGCAGGTGCTACTAGCCAAGAAGAATATCAATATATCCGTCAGCAACTGATGGGTCTTATGTTGACCAAGATTGCTGTCTTATTAGAAGGTGCGGCATTTTTAGGATCTATTGGTCTAGTTGCTAAAATCTTGGGCATTTTTAAATTTATTCCGGGAGTTGGATTAATTTTAAGAACAGTCTTGGCTATGGATACTGCGGCCGCTGCCGCATTCTTAGTAGCACTTAACAGTGAGTTTGGTCGCAAGTGGATTACTAAAATTGCTTTCTTCCATCTAAGTGAAATTTTCCCTAGTTTGAAAGGCAGTCAATGGGATTTAGATATTGCAGATGTACTAGGTGCTGGCGGTGTTTGGATTACAGACGAATTTAAAAAGTTAATTGGTAAAGAAGATCCGGCAGATGCTCCTATTCAAGGAAATACTCCTGCTCAACAAGCTGGAAGAACTCCAGACGACAAAGCTACTGATACTGCTCAAAAACAACATGCTGACCAGCAGACTAAAGACACAGATGAATGGGAACAAATTGCCCCAGGACGTGAGCAAAATAAACGTACGGGTGTTATCCGTATGAATGACAAATATTAAATCAACGGCATTCCGCTGTTTTTAGTATTTTCAAAGTTGTCATTAACTATTTCATAAAAGATTGCACGATCTTCGTGTGAGTAACGATCTAATAAATCGTTAACTGTAACGCCGCCTCGCATGTACCAACTGATTCTGTACAACTCTAATTTAAAATCTTTTACGTATTTTTCAAGCCTAATCAAGTCTTCTTGAATTTCCTGGGCGGATAGTCCGATTAGGCTTGTCCGAAAAAACTTGTTTGATCCATAGTTATAGTAAGTTCGTCTTTACCTTGACACTCATCACATTCTATAGGGAATGTAGGAATCATCCAAGCATCGCGATTCTTTTCAAACTGTTCTTTAATGCGAGCAAATATTTCTCTATCGCAATTTTCCAACCATTCATTGATATAAGCACGTTCAGTTACATTTACTTTATCAGTTTGTACACTATCAATGCTTAGACTGTACAGCTCATTTTGCATACGACCCAAATCGTCAAACAATGAATTTAGAATCTTTTGTTGCTCTTCTTCGTTTTCAATACGATTAGCTTGTGATAATTTTTGTTGTAATTGAAAGTTCTTTAACCCAAACTCGTTGCTTTGTGAATAAGTCAACGGTTTCATATTGATTACTAAATCGTCTAATACTAGTTTGTTATTAAAGTGAGCAGTAGTAAAGTGTTCAATCAAACGATTTAAATCGACATTATATTCTCCAAGATTTCCGCAATGGGGGCAAGTTTTTTCCACGCCCATGTCTGCACCAAATGTAGCAATACGTATAGCTGTGAACATTAAGTCAGTGTCCAGAACACTTAACTCTGCGGCATTCTTAATACTAGGACAGCAACTTTCGATAACACGAATATTGCTTTCACCGGTTAGTAATGCATCTGGAGTCTTCATGATAATTTCATCCATGCCAGTCATACCGTATACTGGAATGCTATTAACGTCTCCTTGTATAGTTCCTGGCTTGCTGTAGACGCCTTGACTAGGTAGTTTTACAAAGATTTTAGGTTGTCTAAAGTGTTGTGCTAATGGATTATTTGCCATTTTTGGCTCCTGATAAATATAATATGTAGTATTTATATACGCACTTTTCTGGTGGAAAATAATGGCAAAACTTGATGCAGAAGATTATGAAGGTATAGCGAAAGCGTTATCTACACAAGGCCGCTTTGGCGGAAATTCCGCACCTCCTCCTCCTTCTAGTGGCAGTAGTGGCGGGTCTGGAATAATTGATAATGCCATATCTGGAATAGGCAAACTTGGCTCAGGCAGTTATAACACTGCCGCGGCTTTACAAGATACTGCTGGTATTATTTCAAAAGTTTCACCTACACTAGGATCAGCACTAGGCGGAATAGCTAAAGGTGCTACTGATACCAATGAGATGATTCGCAGTACCGGCAAGGCTGGTGTTAATTTTGGTAATGATATAGGTCAAGCTAGAGAAAGTATCACTGGCGCTCGTATGGACTTGGGTCAGTTTAACAACATGGTCCGTAAAAATAGTACAGACTTTGCTGGTTTAGGACAAGGTGTTGATCAAGGTACAAAGAATCAGCTAAAATTAAATCAAGCTGTTATTGAACAAGCAGATATTCAAGGTAGTTTAGCAGAAAAATTAATGCAAAGCGGTGTAACTGCTGATGATTTTAGTACAGCTACTAGATTAGTTACACTAAACAGTCGTGCAGGCATGTTACAAGATAAAGAACGTGCGGCCCGTGCAACTCAGAGTGCTATTGAACTTGCCGATGAGATGGACAAGTTAGCTAAGATTACTGGTAAGAGCAAAGAGCAACAAGCTAACGACTTAGAAAAACAAATGCGTAAAGCAGACGTTCAGGCAACATTGTTGCAAATGGACGATCAGCAACAACAAAACTATAAGAAAGCACAATTAACATTTGGTACATTGGGTGAAGGTGTACAAGACTTAGCAAGTGAAATTGTAACAGGCGGTGTTCGTACTAAAGAAGGTGCGGCGGCCATGAGTGCATTAGGGCCAGCTGGTAAAGAATTTGAACAAGCATTGAAACAACAAATGGCTGCTCGTACTCCAGCAGAGAAAGCGGCCGCTGAAGCACAGATGAACCTTGCTAAACAGCACATTAGTGAATATCAAGCTAGTAAGGAATATAGAGATAAACTTGCATATGACCGTAGTGCAAGTGGTGATGCCGCTAGAAAAATGTTCACCGAGAACAAAGAAATGCAAGGCAAGTTGCAAACAGCTGGGTTAATTGAAAAAGAAACAGGTAAACCAGCAACTAGTGAACAAGTTATTGCTACACAACAACGAGCCGCAGACAGACAAACTAAAGGTCAAGATGTAGACACTGGTAAAGATTTAAAAGGCGCGGGCACAGGCCGTGCAATTAACCAAGCAGACTTTGAATTAGGATCGGTTAGTGCAGGTTTAAACACTGGATTTAGAAAAATTAACGATGCGATTGCTCCTACACCTGAAGCACTTGAAAAAATGACACAAAAAGCCAGAGAGTTTGGCTTAGGAACTCAAGCGGGTGTTGCTGGAAAAATAGATCAAGGTGCAACTGCCGCACAGAACTTTGTAGGAGTCAGACCACAAAATACACAAAGTGGTACTTTTAATCCTGAAACAGGAGAAGTAAAGAAAGTATCCCGTGAGTTTGGTAGTCCAGGTGTTGATCAATTCCTAAAAGGCGGATCCTTTGGCGGAATGTTTGAACAGTTTGGCAAAGGAACTCCAGCAGTACTACACGGCGAAGAGATGGTTGCTACTAAAAATCAAATGACTCAAATGCTAGGCAATATGTCTAAAGGTATGCCTGGTATTGGAGGAAGCTTCAATGCCAGTGATATGATGAAAGGAATGGAAGGCGCCCAAAGTTTAACTAAAGCCGATCAAGCTGGTATGCGAGAAGCATTGAGCAAAATGGGCGACAAAGAACGTTTGTCTATGATGCAAACTGGAGATTTAAATTCTCCAATGATGCAAGAACTGAAAAAGATGATGGGTGAAGGTGCATTCCAAGGCCCGATGCCAAGTCTTAGTGGCAAAAATGCTATGCCTGGAATTCCAAAAATTCCAGAAATACCAAAAATTACTCCACCTTCTATTACACCTCCACCTCCACCAGCACCTACTGCCGCACCAAAACAAGAAGATGCAGGTAATATTCAAAAGAAAGCCGCACCAGCAACAGCAGATGTAACCATGAAAGACCTGAAAGACCAGCTTGTTCACTTAAATAGAAGTATAGAGAAGCTAGTTAGCCATAGTGCCGATACAGCAGATGCCGCGCATAAGCAGGTTAAAGCAACTAAGAGCATGAGTGGAAACAGGCTTTAAGGATAAAATTGAATGAGTTGGAAAAAATACTTTACACCAGTACCAGTAAACGGCGATAGTCTTGGACCAATTAATGGTCTAAACAGTGGCAATCGTCCAGGGCCTGCACGTAGCAACTATAGTTCTTATCTTCCAGATGTTTATTCTGGTAGCCCAAACCGTGTAGAACGCTATCAGCAATACGAAGTAATGGATAGCGATCCTGAAGTCAATGCGGCTTTGGATATTTTAGCAGAATTCTGCACACAAAAACTTAAAGATAGCAATGTTCCATTCGAAGTTAAGTGGCGCCACAAAGCTACTAACGTAGAAATACGTGTTTTAAGTGAATACTTACAACAATGGTGTAAGTTACAACAGTTTGATACAAAGATTTTTCGCATTGTCCGCAATACATTTAAGTATGGCGATGCGTTTTTTATTCGCGACCCAGAGAATCAAAAGTGGAGTTGGGTTGAACCTAGCAATTTAATTAAAGTAATCGTTAACGAAAGCGAAGGCAAAAAGCCAGAACAGTATGTTGTTAAAGATTTAGCACCTAATTTTGAAAATTTAGTTGCTACAATGATTACTCCTAACATGAATCCGCGCCAAGGTGGCAATGGTCCTACACCGGCTGCTGGCTTTATTGGTAGTGGCGGCGGTGCAAAAGGAGGTGGTGCTGGTAGTACTGCTGGTGGAAGCAATCGTTTTGGCATACAATATAAAGAAAACGCTATCGATGCCAAGCATATGGTACACTTGTCTTTGTCAGAAGGCCTAGATCAGAACTATCCTTTTGGTAATTCATTGCTTGAAAACATCTTTAAAGTATACAAACAGAAGGAATTGCTAGAAGATGCTATCCTTATCTATCGTATACAACGTGCTCCAGAACGTAGAGTGTTCCATATTGACGTTGGAAACATGCCAAGTCACTTGGCAATGGCATTCGTTGAGCGTGTTAAGAACGAAATTCACCAAAGACGTATACCTAGTCAAACAGGTGGCGGGCAAAACGTAATTGACTCTGCATATAATCCATTGTCAATCAATGAAGATTACTTCTTTCCTAAGACAGCAGATGGTAAAGGATCGGATGTTACCATGCTTGAAGGCGGTAAGAACATTGGTGAAATTGATGACTTGAAGTACTTTACTAACAAATTGTTCCGCGGTTTACGTATTCCCAGTAGCTATTTGCCTACAGGACAAGACGATTCACAGTCAAACTTCAACGACGGACGTGTAGGTACTGCTTATATTCAAGAATTACGATTTAACAAGTACTGTGAACGCTTGCAATCGCTGTTAACCGCGGTGTTTGATGAAGAATTTAAGATGTTTATGCATAGTAAAGGCATGAACATTGACAGTAATTTGTTTGAATTAAAGTTCAATCCACCATTAAACTTTGCAAGTAGTAAGCAAGCCGCTATTGATGCAGAGAGAATCAACACATTTAACACCGTACAAGCTATTCCGTTTGTGTCAAAACGCTTTGCAATGAAGCGTTTCTTAGGATTAACCGCAGAAGAAGTTGCAGAAAACGAACGCATGTGGGCAGAAGAGAACGGTAAAGGCCAGCCAACTACTACAGATGCCGCTGGAGAATTACGTTCAGCAGGTTTAAGTGCAAGTGGTATTGAAGGAGACATGGGCGCCGCTGGTGATATGGACGCTCCTGAAGACATGCAAGGAGAGAATCCTGCCGATACTGGAGCAGGCGCCGCAGCCGCAACACAACCTGGTGCACCTACTCCACCGCCTGCCGCATAAATACAATATGATTTTAAGAGAACTGTTTTACATTGATCCAGATACACGTCATGTGGCTAACGATCTTCGTTACGAGCCTAAGCGTGATGACACGGTTATGCATAGAGACGACACACGTAAGACACGTTTAACTCTTAGACAACTCAATGAATTACGCAAGAGTAGTGAAGCGCACATACTAGAGCAAGAGAATGAATTAGAATTTATTCACACAATGTACGCAACACCAGCTCCTGCACCAGCCGCATAATTAAAAAACTGTCAAAACTGGCCGTTTTTTACCTATATTACACTTGTTTTTTAACAAATGTGTAAATAATAAACAGCCTTGTAACTACAATCACAGGAGAAATAACATGACTGACCGCGCTCAATTTGAAGCAATGTTGGAAGCACTGATCAATGATGATCAAGCCGCTGCCAAAGAAATTTTCCACAATATCGTTGTTGGAAAATCACGTGAAATTTACGAAGAACTTTTAGAATCTGACTTCAGCAAGGATCAAGGTAATCCTTATGCAAGCGATGAAGAAAAAGTAGACGAAGACGAAACTATGGAAGAAGATGACATGGAAGAGTCTGAAGAAGAGGAAGAAGAGTCTGCTGGAGAAGATGAAGAAAGTGACGACGAAGAAGGTGACGACGCTGAAGGCGACGACGCTGAAGGCGACGACGCTGACGGAGAAGAAGATCCATTCGGCGGAGAAGAAGAAGGTGAAGGCGATATTGAAGATCGCGTAATGGATCTAGAAGATGCATTAGAAGACCTAAAAGCAGAATTTGAACAACTATTGTCACAAGAAGACGAAGAAGGTGGCCATGATATGGACGCTATTCACGCTGCCGGTGACGACATGGGTGGTGAACACGACATGGAAATGGAAACACCAATGATGGAATATGTAAACAAAGTTCCATTGCCAAAGCATGGTGACAACGGTGTTAACACTAAATCAGCAGTAGCTGGTAAGAATGATATGGGCGGCACAACTGCAAATATCGCTAAGAGTTTCAGCACAACAAGTGGCGGAACACAAGGTGGTTTAGCAAAGCCAACAGCTGGTGATTTAACATCAGGTCTAGGTACAATTCAAAATCGTCCTGACTCAAAAGCTGGAAAGACAGGTTTCAAGAAACAAGAACCAGGTCATGGCCCAGAGAAAGCAGGTAAGAAAGAAGCTGGTGTAGATAAGAAATCACTTATCGGCACTAAGATTCGTTAATAACAACAGAGACTAAACTAAAATATGTCTTTATACCTCCGAGAGAATCTCAGTTTCAACGAAGCAAAAATGATCGTTGAGTCTGATGACAAAGATGGGAAAAGCCTATACATGTCCGGGATTTGCATCCAGGGCGGTATTCGCAACGCTAAC